TTCATACGACCATATTTTTGCATATTGTCAAGCCAAGCAAAACCTGGCTCACCATTTACTGCAATACTCTTAGCCGCATCAGTATAATCCATTCCAACATAGGCAAAAAGAGAATTATTAGAAGCCCAACGCCAACCCCCAAATTTATAAGACCATTCATAGTTAGCATATTTCTTAGCGATTTCACCACGTGCATTCCAGTCATTATTGTATCTCTCGTATTCTTCTTCTGATATAGCTTTTAGCTCTGGTGGAGCGATACTGCCAGTCTCTACTCCAAACTTATCCCAACGCTTCATCTCAATAAAGTCTTGATCGTCAGGCTCTGCAAAGGCGATCTCTGCTGTTCTGCGAACATTTCCAGCGACTACTATTTTACCAATTAGGTTCATAATATCTACTATATCTGTAGAAGATAGTAGATTATCATCGCTCATGGCTCTCTTTTCAAGAACATCGCGAATACCATAGAAGCCTTGTTCTAGAGGTTCAGGTCCAGAAGCTACTCCACCAAATCCGGCAATAGGATCTCCGTATGGACGAACTAGAGATGTATTAATCTCTACTGGATTAGAATCCGGCTCAAGATATGAATCGATTAGGCAAGAGATAGCTTCTACCCATCCTTCTCTTGAATCGTCTACTACTACGGTCTCTACAGTCTTTCCAGATGGCATGTTGACAGGTAGTCTATCAGCGCCCTTAGTATCAAATCCTACACCTACTCCAACCATTGACATATCCATCAGGAATGCGAAAGGCTTAGATAGCTCGGTTTCGATATTCTCGGTGGAAACGAATGCACAGTTATTTAAGCAGGCACCGCCTTTTTCCCACACAAAGGGAGTTCCCATCATCCATAGACCGCGTCCAGGTGGTAGCCATTTAAATTCAAACATACGAGTAGCAGCTTCTTCAGCGTGCTTTGCAGCCTTTTTATCATTCCAAGGAATGTGTGATAGCTTAGCGTGAGTCTTAAGAATGGTAAACATTCCTTCTATTACTCTGATAACGCAGTCTGCCCATGTTTCCATGGTTCCGTTTGCTTTCTTTCTAGAGTATGTTCTATAGAAAGTAAAGGCGGATAGACCTCCGAAACCCCACTGTTCTGTAGCTGCTTTTAAGTCTTTTTTGAATTTTTCACTAAGATAAAAGTGAACTGGCTTTGTGCCTGGTGCAATCATATTATTCTCCTATTTTAGATATGTTGTTTTGTTTTACGATTTGAATTTTTTCGATAAGTGGGTGCTCAAAGTCGTGAGAGATAAAGAATGTATTAGCATCTTCCTGCATTAAGATATCTACTAGTCTTTCTTTTCCTGCTGCGTCTAAGACACCTGTAATTTCGTCTAGGAATAGTATATTTACTTTACTACCACCAATTTTAGATAAAATATTCCTTATGGCAAGTAGGATAGAGGTTTGAATTCTACCAAATTCGCCACCTGAAACTGTTTCGATGGGTGTTTCTTTACCGTTATTAGCAACAACGATATTGAGTTTTTCACCATTGAGTCTGAAGATAATCTGGAACTGTCCGTCAGAGAGTTCAGCGAGATAATAGTTAATCGTGCTCTCTAACTGCTTAGTAAGGTTTTCTAGCTTAAAAGCAACGATGCCTGAGGTAGAAAACGCTTTTTTAAGAATGTTCAAATGATTAATCTTTATTTTAAGATTTATTATACTATTCTCTAACAACTCTTGTCTAGCTAAAAAATCTCTACGTTGCTCTACTAGGGTTTCTACTCTAGTATTGTGGATATGAACTTGATTGTTATATCTATTAGCCTCTTCTATAGAGTTTTGCAAATCATTTAAATATTTTGTTGTATTGTCGTAGTCTGTTTTGATAGCTGCATAGTCTGGGTAAACAAAGGGAATTGACTTATCTATCAGTTGTGAGAGCTGTTCAAATCTCTCGATAGCTTTTTGATTAGTTATCCAATTACGATAGGCTATACTCTCTCTATTCTCCTGCTCTCTGTGCGACTTCAGATCCGCCTTAAGTTCTGTTAGTTCAAAGTTAAGTTTGCCTATCTCTAAATCTATCTGATTTTTTAACTCTACGCCTTTAGAGTTATCAATCTTCTGACCGCAAGCATAGCAAGAATCACTGGTATCAATACTAGACTTGTTACGCTCTAGGTCTTTGACTTTCTGAGTTTTTAAGGTGATAGCAGTATCTGCTGCTTTTATCTTGTCTGAAAGCGTTACGTCTTGGCTAGGCTTTTCGACACTTACATCAAATTTCAATCCATCACGCTCCTTGATAAGCATTAGGTTCTTATCAATCTTGATGCACTGAGCGTTAAAGTCGTCTAGCTGAACTTTTAGATGAGCCCGCTTAGTTTCTGCTTGCGTGTCATAAGGAGGAACTGGTATGAGCGTTTTCTTATCAGTAATAGTAGTGCTTTCTAAAAACTTTTTAACTCCTGAGAGTTCACCCTGTAAGGTTGCGTGTTCTTGTTCGACATCAGTCATCTTTATCTTCAAGACGTCACCAATCTCAAGATACTTCTCAAGCCCAAAGAGGTTGATTAAGAACTTCTTTCTATTAGTATCTGTAGCCTTGATGAAGTCTAAGAGATCGGTACTACTCTGATAGGTTAGCTGAGAGAATACCTCAAAAGTCATACCAAGAATAGTGTGTAGCTTTTTATAGGTATCAGGAATCTTATGTTCAGAGATATCTTGTCCGTTTTTTAACAGCTTGACCTTACTAGAATCTCCTACACGCTCTACCGTGAGATCATAGAGGTCTTTGTCTACCTTGAAACTAAGCTGCCCAGACCAACCACGAGCAGTAGTATGTCTATTAAGGATATCGCCTTTTTTAATACCCTTGATGTTCTTACTGTAGAGCAACTCTTGTAAGATTAGAGAAATACTAGTCTTACCATTACCATTTACGCCAGAGAGCTGAGAGATCTTAGCCCTCTCCAGGTTTAGCTGATTGCCTGCGCCATAGCTAAACATATTAGACCATGCTAAGCTTCTAAGTTGAATATTCATGAGATTCCTAACTTTTTAAATGTGGCAGAGATACCTTCTACATCTTCTATTCGCTGATGACGCAAATAACTCTCCAGCTCTTCGACTAGAGATAACCCGGTGAGATCTAAGGTGCTCTCTTCGTCTGCCCTATGCGCGATCTTCTTATCTAAGAGTGCAGACCCCTCAACGCGCGCCAACTCGTCTACACTTCCAACTACTTCGTATACAATGTGATCTCTTGCACTAGGCGTCATCTCTTCTCCGGAGCGGATACGACGTCTAACTAGTTTAGGCAAGTCTAAGGGGACAAACTTAACCCTGTAGTCATCAAGAGTTCCTTCTACAATATTCACACCATATTCTCTTTCCTCATTACGGTCAAAACTTACATTCATCGGACTACCTGGATAATACACAGGCATATCTCGATACTGATGGTTATGATGTAAGTCTCCACAAAGAACTAGCTTCCAAGGACGTAACCTTTCAAAATCATACTCAGCTGTAATATGCGGAGGCACCTCTCCACGTATGTGTGTGACTAGGATGTGATCAGGAAGAGGTCTAGGCAGGTTATCTCGTTGCATCTCGCCATAGGGAAAGAACTGAAAGTTAACTCCTTCCAGGCTGCGCGCAGCGTTATAGCAGATAATCTCTACTTGGGGATTATTGATTTTATACTCTCCAGTGAAGTGCTTTAAAAAAGATTCACCCTTAGAGGTAGCCTCATGATTACCAGGAATAATGAATGTCTTAGTCTTAACCCTATGGATATAGGATAAGAAAAGAGCTACTTCATCAGGTTCTGGTTTCTTATCAAAGACATCTCCTGCGATTATGTGCGCGGTGCATCCCTTCTCTAGCTCAAGAAGATGGTTGAAAAACTCTTGGAAACGATTAGACTGCCATTCCCAAGGAACTTTCTTCTTATGTAGGAGTATGTGCCAATCTGCACTGTGTAAGATTTTAAACATTGAAAAACTTTCTATAATATGCTATAAATAACGTATGAGACGTTGTTGCATATATGTGACCGCGGTTCCCTATATGGCACATTCGTCTTCAGCTTGCCTCGGAGAGGCATAACGTATGAACGCTGCAACTAAGAGGTCTCGGAGAGACATAACGAATACGTGGGAGTCTTGTGTCTTATTACAAGAGCTCCCACGCCGTCTCGGAGAGACATAACGCGGTTAACGTGGGAGTATTATTACAAGAACTCCCACGCTGTCTCGGAGAGACACAACGCGGTTAACGTGGGAGTATTATTACAAGAACTCCCACGCTGTCTCGGAGAGACACAACGCGGTTAACGTCTGTCAAATATCCTGCTCACGTCTCCAGGGAAAGTGAATGCCCCTACGTGACTTAGTCTAGTGCTAGGATCAAGCCAAATCTTACCGCCTATTTTCTGCCATCTACGACAGAAAGTATAGTCTTCTGATAAGTATCTGTTATCATCTGGATCATGAATAGTATCGAAGAAAGAATAACAGAATGGATTGAACTTAGGATCAATAGAACTATCATTTTTATAATGTAGTTCTGGATATGCTTGAATCATCTTGTCAAAGACAACTCTTTGCACCATGAAGAATCCGGTAGAAGCATCCATTACTTCTATAGCTCCGTTATCTACATTAAGTTCTCTAGTTCTAGGATCTTTGAACTTAAGATTTATAGCATATTGAGCACTGTACTTAGAGATATCCTCTTTTCCTTCGATAGCTGCTCTTCTTACACTCTCCCAATCAACTGTTTTCTTAGGATAAGCTGCTGCAATTAATGGCTTATTCATTGCTAACATTCTGATTACTGAATCTGGCTCGAATTCAATATCTGCATCTATGAACATTAGGTGAGAGCAATCACTCTCTAGAAACATTGCTGTTAAGATATTTCTAGCTCTAGGCACTAGGCTCTCATTTCTAAGAGTAGTGATTCTGTAATTAATCTTGTAATGATTTAGAGCTTGAGTAAGCCTAAACATTGATAAGAAAAACTGATCTGTTAGCTGTCCACCATAACATGGAGTTGCAAAAAACAGGTTGTGTTTCTGCAGTTCTTCAATGTTTATGTGCATCTGCCCCGGATTATTTGGGTCAGGTGTTACAGAGGGTTTACCGTTAGGTATCATCTCTGCTAGTTTTGATACCTTACCCATTAATTAAGATCCTCTACTCCTTCTGGTGATAGAGAATTGTCAGTTATAGTGCTAAACAACATGGTGTTGTCTAGTAGCCACTTCTTCTGCTCTTCGTAAGTTGGGCGCTTATACATCTTTGATACTTCGTAAAGCTCAATAGCACGTTCTTCTGCAGTCAGTGCCTTGCTTGTTCTAGCAGGTACACAGGTATACTTTACGTTCTGAGGAAGAGGACCTGTCTTCTCTTTCTTGATTGTGATGTCGTATCCCTTTTCTGGGTCTGCGGGGTTACCATATTCTGGGTTACGAGCATAGTCTACAATTTGCTTGTAAATAGTTGCTTTGACGTCGAATAGCTTGACTTTACCATCGCTTCTGTCTAGTACGTTACAGACATAAGCGAACTGTGGCTTTTCAGAATAGATATCTGGAGGTAGTTCCTTCATTGGGTCTTTTGCATTACTGTCAAAAGATTCTGACTGACGGTTGAACTGTAGGCATTCTACCGGCATCTTCTTTCCCTCTTTAGTGATTACCCAGTAAACGTAACGAGGAAGAACTTCTCCCACGAATCTAACCTTAGTATCTCCTACTATTGTTAGACGCTCGATTACCTTGCGATCTCCTTTTGTTTCTTTTTTAGCCTGATCCCATGCTACCATTTGTTGTTTCTCCTTTTTTATATTGGTTTAAATGTGTAAGTTCTGGTATGAACCATAGTTTTTGATCTTTATGTTTTAAGTAAGGATTATCCCAGTATTTATCATCTAGATAAGTTTCTGGAATATATAAATTTTTATTATTTATGGATCTTTGACTCAGTGCATAAATATATACAATTTTATTGTAGACAGATTCTTTATCGTTTAGCCAATCGAAATTGACTAAATAACATTGAGGTTCTGTAGTTACATAGTTGTTAATAATCCCAAAGAGACTTTTAACTATATGTCTTTTCCTATATAAAACTTGAGGTATATGATCAATGTTAAGTCTGGAGAGCAATAAACTCTCCGAAGAACTTATAATTGAATTATATCCTTTACTAAGAGCATAAGTCAATGTAATTATACCTTCCGGTACATTATCACTGCGCGACTTTAACTCGTACCAATTAAAATGCTTCAATCGGTTTAAATCCCTTGATCAGATACCACTGAACTCTCTTAGATTGTTGTGCCTGAACTATATGTCCTTTTAGCCAAAAATCTACGATTAGTGGATCTTTTTTATCTGGATGTAACCTAATAATTCTTCCTACTCTCTGCTCTAGTTTAATAGGATTATTATTAGGACAAGTTAAAAATATTGTATCTAGACGGTGACAACTAATTCCTTCGTCAAATATCTTAGTGGTGAGAATAGCTTTTACTTCTTTTCCAGCAGAGTTTAGTATTTTATCTCTTTCGGTTTGCGGAGTTTCTCCGATCAAAAGTTTACTATCTGGAATTAGTTTTAATAGTTCTTTTAGCATACCTACTCGTTCTGACAGAATTAATAAGCATCTACCTTCGGCTATTTTCTCTTTAGCTTTTTCTGCGACTAAGTTTAAATACTTGGGATTTTCTCCTAGTTCAGATAACCTAGCAGTCCAATCTCTATTGATATTGAATATCATAAAAGGTATATCTGATTTAACTATTTCAAAATGGCAATCTGCCAATTTTCTACTATCTTTAGCGACTACTAACTTATCTCCAAAATAATCTGGTAATACTAAATGGTGACCATCTTTTCTAGCAGGAGTTGCAGTAATCGCAATCTTATACTTAGAATTTATATTATTTACAGTTTCCGAGAAGGTTTCGGCTGGGCACAGATGTGCCTCGTCTACTATCACTAGGGAAAATTCGTTCTTTATAGCCTCTATATTATTGTTGGCGCTTTTATAGATAGCAACCGTTATAGGTTTAAGGTTAAACTTACCATCGCCTATCATACCAATTTCTTGATTTGGTATTAACTTTTTCAATTCTTCTATCCACTGATAGAACAGTAGCTTAGTATGCACTATAATTATAGTAGTAAGACTTGCTTCTGCTATGAGATTGCACGCTGCAAAAGTCTTTCCCCACCCACACGGTGCCTGTAGTAGCCCGGAGTTAAGCCCTCTCATACCTATTCCATTTGGAAAAAAAGGCCTGATAGCTTCTAACTGCTCAGGCCTTAATTTACCATTAAATTCTAGTAGAGGTTCAATTTCTTTTTTTATGCGTTCATCTTTTAAGTTTTCTACTTCTAGCTTAAATATAGAATTACTAGGGACTAAATAATAGTTATCAATCTCTTCAATAGATGAAAAGAATTCATCTCCGTAATTATAGAGATATAGAGATTCAAAATCACTTATATCTTCTATGTCATCTTTGCAGATTCTTAACTTTTCATTTATTGTAGCGTTTTTTATCTTCATAGGTTTATGTATTCACTAATCTTTGTATCATAGGTAAACTGATAGATAACCCATTCATAATCAATGTAGAGTAGTATTACTTTTAGTACGTCTAAATCAGCATTTTCTAAGTCTACAGTTTTATGTATTTTTAACGGATAGCTAACATAATTTACCCAAATTAGTCCTTCTTTAATTTTTCTAATTCTTGCTAGTTTTGTTGGAAATCTTTCTTTATTTACTAAATCAAATACTTTACCAGTACTATCTACACCCCAATAAACTTTGGCATTCAATAGTTCAGTTAAATTTCTACAAGTAAACTCAAAAGATACTCTAGTATCAAAATTAGATAATCTTTCAAAATAAGAAAGATTCTTGTTTTCTGGGGTTACATTGTCTATAAACGTAACCTTACTGTGGGGATCTACCTTAACAAGAACCTTATCTTTTTTGTATATTACAGAATATGGATTATGTTTTCTCGCAAAAAAAGGAAAAACAATATCCTTAAACTTTGAGTGGCTCAAGTTCTCCCCAGCTATTGCCTACTTCGAAATCTACATCAATAGGACAGTTAGGGATACTAATTCCTCTATCTATCTGAATAGACTTACGCATATTCTGAGCCCAGGTATCAACTAGATCTTCTCTTACTTCCGCGACTATAGAGTCGTGAACAACGGTAAAAGGTATGATCTCTTTCTGATAGTTGTTATCTTGTATCCATTTCATAGCATCTACAAGACCTAGAAGATTAATGTCAGACGCTACACTCTGTACTAAGAAGTTAACCCCAGACCTAATTGCGTGACCTGCTACGCCTCTATTTGGAGATTTACTCTCTGGAAGTCGGCGCTTTCTGCCGAAGAAGCTATAGATATAGGCATTGCTTGCAATGAAATCATTGGCATGATCAATCCATATCTTTAGATTACTAGCTTCTCTAAAGTATTTATTAATAAACATTTTAGCTTCTTGATAGGTAACGTTAGCAGTTTCTGCAATTTTACCCGGCCCTGCTTGATACATGATACCGAATGTAATTGCTTTTGCCCACTGTCTATTATCTGGATATAGTTTTTTAACTTCTTCTACCTTGCACGGCAAATTGAAAATCTGTTTAGCAATGTAAGAGTGGAAGTCTAGTTTTTCTACGAACGCTTTCTGTAAGAATTCGTCATTACTGAGAACTGCTGCGTAATACACTTCCGCAGTCTTCAAGTCTCCCTGAACTATCTTATAACCCTCTCGGGCTTTAAACATCTTTTTGATGTCCTTATTGTCTCGAGGAATATTTTGATAATTAATTACTCCAGAGCTAGATAGACGTCCGCTGGTAGTTCCATGAATATTGAAACCACTACGTAGTCTTTTATCAGAGCTTAATCCGCTAATAATACCTTCAAGGTATGTATCTTGGATCTTTTTCTTTTTACGAAGATCTAGTATTAGATTAGATAGAGGATGATCTAGTTCTTCTAGAACTTCCTTATCTGTTGACCAAGCGCCGGAATCTGTTTTCTTTACTGGCTCTAATCTTAGAATAGTAAAGAAAAGTTCTCTAAGTTGCATAGTGCTATTGGGATTGAACGTTTTTTCATATATACGCTCAAATCTAGCAACAGCTTCATCTTGATAAATCTCTTTTAGAGTTTTATCAATTTCTACTTTGTAGTTATCTACAAGAGTTTGGGCGAAGGATACATCAATAGGGCCTCCGTTTCTCTCTAGAACCATTAGTGATTTACTAGCAGGTAGGAGAATTGTCTCATAGAGACTTTTAAATTTTGGATTCTTATCAACAAGAGGTTTGAATTTTAGGTATAGTTGAAAAGAAGCATCCGCATCCTTACAAGCATAAGGAGCTAGGATGTCTAAGGGTAACATTCCATAATTAAAATCTTCGAGCTTGAGCTTGCTTTTTCTACAAAAAGCTTTTTTATATTCGTCTAGTTCGCGCTCATAGTCGCCTAGATCGGTATATTTCATAGCTAGAGGCTTAAGTCCATGCGTGCCTACGGCTTCTTCTAAGCAATAGTGAAGAAGCATGGTATCCTCAAAGTCAGGAAACTCCCAACCTAGTTGATAGTTCAAGAACTGTTGATCGAATTTGCCGTTATGGAATATTACCTTTTTAGTTTTAAGTAGATTTTTAATTTCTTCTTTATGCTTTAGAATTATATCAATAGATATAAATACACCTTCGTGAGGTTTAGTACTAAAAGCAACCCCGATTATGTCATTGTCCATAAAAGATAGACCTGTAGTTTCGATATCGCATACTACTTCTTTAGCATCTATAAAGCTAGAAGACATATATTGATTATATGATTCCTCATTATCTATATACAGATGGGTCTTATCATTTACGACTACGTTATATTTACCATCTACGATTTGAGAAATAGTAGATAGGGCTTTAACAATATCATCTCTACTCTGTGGTTTAACAGATATGATATTAGGGTGCATCAATGGAATATACTTATCTTTTACAATGGTTCCATTGTATTTAGTTATTCCAGTCATACCACATACATGCTTAAGAGCTTCGGCACCTACAGGTACAATATAAGGATATGTATCTAGTACTGTCATTTCGAGATCTACATCTTTCTTAAGGATCTTATCCTTAGGAGATGAGCATAGGTACTTAATATCATACTTAGAATGTAGGGATGTGGGTGCTAGTTCTTTAAGCCATGAGTCTAAAGTTGTATCGGCGACAGACGCACATACGAAAGCTAGTTTTGTCATTTTATTGCTTGTTCCAATTCATATTTTGATAGATCTCCGGGATCTCTTCCTGGAGGTAAGCTTATATTTCTTACTTCTATGTTATTTAGTTCTAGTAGTTTTTGAATACTAGCAGCAGCTCTTATACCAGCAGAATCTCCATCCATTAGAAGATGAACTTTAGTAATTCCTATTTGATCTAGAAGTTCTACTTTTTTAGGACCAAAATTTTGAGTCCCAAATATACATAGAACATTTCTAAATCCGTGCTGCCACATATTTAACATATCGAATATACCTTCTACTAATATAATTTCTTTTGTTTGTTCTATTTTATCTAATGGGAATAGTATCTGTGTAACAGAGGCTCCCATAGGTCTACGAAAGTATTTCGGTTTTTTACTACTAGTAAGTCTTAATCGACCTTCTATAAATCTTAGTCTACCAAATTGATAGACTGGTATGCAAATATAATCTTCCATTCCCATCTCGTGAGTTAGGAATGTTCCAAATTCTTGCAATACTTCTTCAGATATTCCTTTAAACGGAAAATCTACTTCTGTCCTGTTATTAGGTAACTTTAGATTGTCTTTTTCAATAAAAGACGTAACTTTCTGTTTAAGCTTTTGAATTTTAAATCTTTGCTTAGTTTCTATGGGAACTCTAGTTACAATTCCTATAGATTGCAAAAACTTAGATCCTCCGCCTTTAAAGTCACAACTCCAACATTTAAATACATTTTTGTCTAAGTTATAGCTTAGTGAAGGATCTCTATCTTCGTGTAAACCAGAAGTGCATTTAATTAAGATAGTAGAAGGATTATTTGTTTTCTTAAAAGGAATTCCTCTATCTTCTAATATAGTTATAAGATCCATTTATTTTATAAATCCTTTGATGATTCTTCTGATCCGTATCTCTCACCGGGTAGAAGCTGTTCATTAATTACTTTACTCTGGCTTGGGTCAATCTTAACACAAGGCCAGTTCATGAATACTTCAAAGTTAATCGTTTTACCATTTCTTATCTTAGAGGTTAACATTTTCAGTTTATTAGGATCTTTTTCCTGATCTACAGGCATGAAGCTAAAAGCTCTGTCTGCGAAATCTAAGATACCTTTTGCAAATCGCGCTTCTCCAGAAGAATCAATCTGGAAAGGAGAAAGCACTGTTATATTATACTTTCTTGCTACAGATTTCAAGCTGTCTGACAATACGATCTGAGATTTCCAGTCTTTTTGATCTGGTATCTTAATGATGTTGATGTAGTCAACTACAGCCATATTAAAGTTAGGATATTTACTACTGAATAGATTACAATAGTGATCTATTCTAGAAAGATTCAAGCTTTCATCGTCTATCAGAAAGAACCTATTATCTTTCATAGGAAACTTTCGATTTTTCATCTCTAGTTCAAACCTATCAAAGTCTTTAGTTCTAGTAGTTTCATCTACTAGCTTTAAAAGCTCTGGTTCTGGCTGATAAAAAGTATTTACCTTAGCTTGAAGTATTCTTAACTTTTGATCTTCTTTTAGTTCGTTTCTATAGATATCCAGAAATGGAACTTCACTAATTATAGATAGAAGTCGATCGTATACCTCTTTGTATCTCATTTCAATGGTAAAGAAAGCTACAGTAGCGCCTTGTTTGAAACGATTAAAGGCGCAATTCAAACTTATAATAGATTTTCCACTACCTCTACGACCGCCTAGAAGGACTAGTTCCTGAAGAGCAAATCCTCCATTAACTGAATCATATTCAGTACTAAGACCTGATGGATATAGGGTAAAGTCGTCTCCTTTAGGAAAGAATTCTAATTCTCCTACATCAAATAGTTCATCTACTGATGGAGACGCTTTATTAAGTTGTAAAACGTGTTCTTGCAGTTTATCAATGATTTCTACTTTTTCATAGTTTTCAAAATCATCCATAAACTTGTCTAGAAATCTGATAGTATCTTCTCTTACATAATGATCTTGTAACTGACCTACTAGAAATGCATTAGCAATAGTTTCGTACTTATTAGTATCAGATAGAATCTGAGTATCAATATAGTCTTGTAAAGCAACATCTTTATGTACAATTAGTAATTCTTCTATGCTAGGCAGTCTAAGATTAGCCTTATAGAAGTTTTTAATCTTATCAAATAGCACAAGACTCATGCCAGAGAAATATTCCGGCATAAGTTTTGAATAGAAATCGTTATCTCTAGTAGCCAAAAGCCTACCTAGAGTTAGTTTTTGTAGATCAAGCAACTGGGTTACTCCCTGCTATAGGAAAGAGATCTCTTCTATAGTATTCGGCGAAATATGAATAATCACCGATATGATATACTAGATAAGTTTCTCTTCCTGTTTCTTCGATTATTTTTGTGACTCTGTTAATAAAATTCTGGGCAGCGAATCTTTTCCACTGACTACCGTCATCAAGGATGTAGTATGATTCATAATGAATACCCTCTACAGGCTCTTGGTCAGGAGCTAACTTAGCCCAAGAATGTAATTCTACCGACTTTAGATGAGCATTGTCGAATCTCTCTAAATACTCTTCGTCGTATATTTCTTTTACTATAGCAAAACTGTTATTTTTTGCAACAAATACTTTTTCACCCTTGACGAACTTTTTATCTAGGTCTTGAATAACATGGTCTACATTAGCCTCGCCTCTTTTTGAGCGTGCTCTAATAGGTACGTTACCTTCGATAAGAACTTGTTTAATTTTCTGAGGAGTTAGATATAGACTTTCTGCAATAGAAGAAGTACTTTCTCCTTTTAGGTATGAACCTATAATTGATTTTTTTGTTGCCTCATCAATAGGTTTAGAGCGAATTTCTTTCTTAAGGCGTTCTTCTCTTTCAAGACCTTCTTTGAATTCTGTGATAATAGTATCTAGTCTCTTGGTATTATACGCAATACCAAGATGTTCGCAGCAGGCCTTTTTAGTTTTACCTGCCTTGAGCATCCAGATAACCTGTCGAATTTTAGACTCAGGTATTTCTTTTTTTACTGCCATGTTTAATCCTTATATCAATAGATTCTAGCAAATAAAAATGCGTTAGTCAACTTGAATTGAAACTAACGCATTAATATGTAGAAATGTATTGAATTAATTTACTGTTTTTAGGCTTAGATTTTCTCCGGCCATTTGTTCTTCTTCTTTTACATAGTTGTAAAAGTTTTGAACACCTGTCCATTTGTTTTTAAGCTCACACTCTATGTCTGTATACTCTAACATAGGCACTGCTAGGCTAGCAAAGAATTCATCGTGAAACTCGTCTGAATGTTCATTCATTCTAGATGATCCAATTTTACTCTGGCTTTTATGCATAGCTGGGCGAATTGGATACCAGGTTTTTAAGAATTCTTTAAAGTACGGATGCGTATGAGTAATATACTCTTCACCCTTACGATGACAGTAGTAATGATGTACGTCTAGCATACATCTAATAGGTATGATACTGGCTAGCTCTAGTGTGTGCTCAATATCATAACCATTAGGTTTGTCTTCGTTTTCGACTGTCAATGCTTTTTGTGTATAGTCATCTAAGTATCTGTAATTGGTAGCAAATCTACTAATACCGTCTGAGTGTTTACCTCCGTAGAGACCTTGTAAATGGATGTTGATAATAGCTTCTTTTGCTGGTATATTCATCCACTTAAATATCTGTGCGTGATAATGCAGGTCTTCTATAGAGTTTGTAACCACGTCAGCACGGTTTGAACCAAGGACAGTATACTGACCAGGATGGCTAGAAAGGCGAATCCCGCTAGAAATGGCGAGTTCACCAGCACGTCCCAGAATATCTTTAAGTGTTTCTGTAATTTCTCCATAATATGGATGTATCTCCTTTACCGTATAACAAGGGAATAGTTCAGAACTAATTCTCCAATATCTAAGCTCTTTGGGCTGAGAAGATAGAAATTTAATCTGTTCTAAAAGTTTATTTGCGTTGTAAACGGCTTTATCTAAAGCCTTTCGATAATTAGAAAGAGCACTAGTTTTTGTAGTCGTGCCCATATTCATTTTATCTAAAGGCGGTTTATCAAACATACAACAAGTTGCAAGTCTGTATGTTGGCTCTTCTTTGAGCCAATATCCTTGTAAGTTAGTCATACTATATATTATCGTTTTTCAAACAATTTAACTAGCTTAAACTTTAATGAACGTGTAGGTTTTCAGCTATAAAATATAAATCATTAGTCAAATCTCTAATTAAGCCCGTCTTAGAATACACCGGTCGAAAGCCATCTCTTAGGGCTTTATTGTTTCGATATATTTTTTCTAGCATAAAACTTGCTCTATAGGCTATCTGAAGTTCTTTATATTTTTCACTACTTAATTCTTTATCTTCGTAATATCTGGAGATTATGGAATGAAAGTAGCCTGTTTTTTCTTCTTCAGGAAGTGATAATATATAGTTTAACGTGCTTTCTGGCACATTAAATAATTCAAAAGGTTCTAAATCTTTTTCCATTTCACCAATAAAAAAGCGGCAGGTGAGTTACACCTACCGCTTCTTCCCCTCAATTTACTTGAGTTATTACTCAGCCTTTGGCTGGTAATCAGCGCAAGCCATCTTACGACGAGTGAGAACGGTGCGAACACCACGCTCAGTCTTGCCGAAGTGAGCTGCGATCTCGGCTACGGTCTTGTCGGCCATATCCTCGATACCCTCATATGGGTCAGTCTTTGTAGCCTTCTTGTCACGCTGTGGGGCCTTTAGCTCCATTGATAGAAGCTTACCACGAACAGAGTTGACTGGCTTGTTTAGGCGAGCAGCGATATCCTCGAGATATGCACCCTCCTCAACCATCTTACGAACAAGAGCCTCTTCCTCGACTGAATAGCTCTTTGGAGCTACCTTCTTCTCGGCTGGCTTGATGTGCTGAGTCATCTCTAGTGAGAGAGCCTTACCGTTGATCTGGCGAGCATTGAAGTTGCCATTACCAAACTTAGCAGCGATCTCTTCTGCAGTGTGCTGTCCGCTATGAGCGACTAGGAACTGCTTTAGTGCCTCAGTCTCCTCAGGAGAGAAGATAGGAGCTGCGCCGGGCTTCTTTGGCACGTCGTAACCTAGCTTACGTAGCTTGGCGGTTACTGAACGGCGTGGGAACTCGAACTCAGTGCAGATTGACTCTACAACTTCCTCAGTTACTCCACCTGCGCAGAGTGACTGCATACGAGCAACCATCTCATCAGTGTATTCAAACTTTGACATTGTTTTTAATTTTCCTCTTTATTTTGTTTTCAATCAGATGTTTCCCGATTGATTATGTTCAGATTATATCAGCGATCTAAGAGCTAAGCAAGATTAAAGTGTAAACAATTTTCTTAATTGGTAGTTTTAGAATTTTTGTTAAATTAGAATTGACCAGTTAAAATCTTTTCTTTATTAGTCCAAAAATCTATGATAGTAATACCGTACTGTTCAGCTTTTTTGAACTTACTAGAAGTGGAATCTCCACCGCTAATAAGAGCATAGAGATCGCGTGTTACGGATGTCTTAACATCGTAACCATAGCCAGATAAAATCTCAGTTAACTCTTCTCGAGTTAGATCGAATTTACCTGTTATGCAGATCTTTTTATCCTTCTTTATTGGAGCCGTGATAGCTTCCGTAGTAAGGTCCTGAGACAGATTTAGTGGGAGCTCTGATACCCACTCCTCGTTGACGTCTAACCAGCTGAGAATACTATTGATAGTCTTTTCCGCTACTCCATCAACTTTTACTGTCTCGATATCCCTCAGCCTATCAAACCTCGGAATTTTACTTACAATACTGTTAGCAGCTGTTAGCCCTACCTGCGGTATTCCTAGAGCTGCTAGGACAATATAGTAAGGTTTGTTTTTACTCTTATCAATTTCTGCCTTAATCTTGGGGCCGTTAGCGCCTAAGGCAGCCCACTTTTGATCTTTGTAGAGATCTAGTGGGTGAGTAAGTTCCATCTTTTTAACACTAGATGGACCTAGCCCTTTGATACCCATAATTTTGATAAAGTGCTCTAAGGCTTTAGGGGCACTTAGATCTTCGTGATCTTCACAAAAAAGCTTAGGTCCGTTTCTATACGTTTTAATACCTAACTGCTCTTCTGCGTGACGGGCTGTAATTTTTGAGTTAGTATTAGTTCTATCAATTACTTTTAGGAACTTAGGAATAACTCCCCCCGCCCTTTCGATCTCAATGATGTCTCCTAGAGCTAGTTTGTGCTCTTCGATAATACCAATATTATGAAGAGTTACTCTAGTAATGACAGCACCATCCAGAGTGATTGGAGAAACAATACCTACTGGATTTACGGAGCCTGTACGTCCTACTACCCAAACTACATTCTGTAGTTCGGCAATAGCCGTAAGAAGACCTCTAGGTTTAAGGGCTACTGAAAACCTAGGATATTTAGAGGTCCAACCTAGCTCGACACTTTCTTTATAAGAATCAAGTCGGTATACCTCTCCATCGTGCGGATATTTAGAACAGAATTCCGTATCAAATACGGTATTAAATCCCATTGCTTTTACAACACTCATTCGTGCTGTATAGTCAATATCTACACCTAGCCAATCATGGGCTATGAATTTAATGTTTCTGGTTTTAAACTCTTCTGCTGAGTCTAGACCTAGAGCGCCAGACACATAGTTACGAAAATTAGTAACCTCATTATCTGTTACGCACTCTCCGTTAATAACCAATTCCTTATGGGTTGATTTTACGGTTGCAGGGACATTTTGAATATGTTTAACCAGATGAGTTACGTCTTCTCCGAACTCACCATCACCTCTAGTCATAGCAAGAACCATCTTGCCATCTACATAGATGATAGAAATATTAGCACCATCAACCTTAGGGGTCTTGATTTTGAAAGATGGGTTAATATCTTCCTGGTCATAGACTTTCCTAAGCGAGAATAACTTATATTTATGTTTTACCTTACCACTGGTTCCCCCTACTTTTTTGGTAGGAGAATCATAATCTGCCCATCCCTGGGCATCTTCAAAGGCTTCTAGAGTGTCATATAGACGATCAAACTCTTGGTCTGATATCTCTGGACGATTCACATCGTAATAAAGATGACAGTGCTTTTTTACAAGCTCTTTTAGCTCTTGGTAATTCATTCTTATATTATATTAATAAATTCTAGATCTTAGCAAGTTAAAAGCAATAGTATGTGCTTGCTTCTGTAGCATTTCAATAGGAGGCACATTAAGTATCTTATAATCAAAACCATCGTAGTTATCTAGCAATGTTTCACTTGGATGATTTAGATCTCTTTTAGAGTTTTTTCTTCCGTCAGAAGGGTCACCATCTATCCTAATAAGGATTCCACCTTCTTTTTTTATTGCTTCTGCTTCGTTAGGGAATCTAACATCTGTAATTATCCAGTTATCAAAAGATGAGTATTCAGACATTAACGCTATTACCCATCCGTCTGGATGAATATTATCTCGCATGGCTTCTGTTCCTAGTTTTTGTTGAAATTCTCCTATGGTCATGTCCCATTTAGGTAAATAATGTTGCTTACCTTCTTGAGTAAACCACCAAATTTCTGGAGTATTTGTTAAGTATGCGCCCATTTTCTTGAGCTTAAAGGCAAAAGATTTTTGCATAAAAGTAACACCATAGTCGTCAAACTCATGCAAAAGGCAAGAAGCTAGGGTGTCTTTGCCGCTGTATAGCTTACCGCTAATTCCTATAATCATTTATCGTTTGCTAAAGTATAAAGTCTAGTTACAGATTCTACTAGATTTTTTAGATTTTCTTTTTTGTTAAGATTAGTGCCTTCTATCTCTATGTCTAACATAGTTTCGAGATCTCGCAACATCAACTTAACTGTTTTTGTTTTATCAGGCTGAGCCTCTTCTGGCTTTTGATAAATCTTTAACTGAACTAGTTTAGAGATAATACTTCTATATCCTTTATGCGGAAACTCTTGTGCAATCTCTTCTATGTCTTGTGTTTTAGTTAAATATAGGTCTTTTAACTTTGCTTCTTCTTCATCGGACCAGGCTTTTGTACTCATTATTACTCCTCAAAATTAAATTCTAACTGATCATCTGGTTTATAATCAGCACTTAGTTTTTTACTAGCTTTAGTTAACAAGTGAATAACAGTATCTACTTCATTTGCATTTAAAGCATATCCTTTTTTAGTTGGAAACCATACTTCTTCATCTGGGTCGAATAAATATTCTCTAATATGAATATATGTTCTGTCTCTAAAAGAATTCATGGTGACTTTGACACCGCTATAGTCAGATTTCATATAAGCTATGCCAAAATCTAAATCGTCATAATACACTTTTTTACCTTTAAAAGAATAATAACACTATTGTGTAGTAGTAAGCAAGCAACTATTTTATTCTAGTTGGTTTTCTTGTGTCTAATACTATGTGTGCTAATGTCTGGAAATAATTTTTTGCCACAGATTCCCATGTAAACAGCTTAGCGTTATTAACTTTCGATAATATGCTATCTTTTTCCTGATGGTAATATAGATACTGCATTTTATTTCTAAGATCTGTAGCGTCTGGTTCTAAAACCCATCCATGGCTGCCCATGTTAGTTAAGCTGTCTCCGGGTTTAGTAGCAAATATCTTTTCATCATTAAAATTAACTAATCTCTTGCTAGAGTTTATTCTCAGGCCACACTCTTCATTAACGAAATCATCTGTAGGACCTCCGCCTGTAATCAATGGAAATGCTCCGCAAGCCATAGCTTCCTGCACATGCATACCAAAACCTTCTCCTCTATATGGATGCACTAATACATCTGTAGAACGATAGATTTGAGCCATTTCCTCTTCTGATAAAGAGTCATCATTGAGTATTATTTCGGCACAGCTCTTATAGTATTGTATTCTTGTGAGTTCATGTAGAAGATTATTATTTCCGTATATCTGCGGAGAGTCTTTAATAAACAATCTTACAGCATCAGCTTTTACAAATACTTCTTTAAAGGTGTCTATTAAAACATCAATACCTTTTCTAAACTGTCCACACCCAACAAACGTGAAAGTAAACTTTTTATTATCGAATAAAGAAGTTAAAGCGCCTTCTTTATTAAAGACTTCTGGGTTATACCCATTAGGAATTACAGTTATCTTGCTAGGATTTATTCCACCTTCTAAGTATCTATCTCTAACCCAAGTGCTAGGAACTATCACATGGTCTGCAAAGGTTTCAAACTTATACTGCCATTCAAAAGGAACTCTAGAGAACTCCCATGGTTGAATATAAATAACCTTAGTCTCTGGGTTATTAGGCCACACCCACATAGGAGGATAAGTATGTCTAATTTGAATATCTACCTTTTTATCTGGGTTTCTATCTTTAGATAATTCAGTTAGTCTTTTTAAGAATTTTTTGTCTACTTTAAAAGAAGGATCTAACTTATCTATTGGAGTAATACATACTTCAACTTCGTTAGTTTCACTAAGCTTATCTAGTTCAATAGCAATATATCTATTAATAATAGATAAGCTATGATTATCAAAAAATTTACCTACAATTTCTACTTTCATGTGTACACTCTTCTAGCTTCTTGATTTGCAATATTTAGAAATTCTTTTTTAGGAACCCTGACTAGCTTCTCCCATTGGTTAGCACCATATCCACTAGTTTTAAAATTTCTTAACTGTGTATAGTTATCTAGATTTACCAATTTCCAATTATGAAAGAAAGGATCTTTTGCAGTTTTATCGCTATGTCCAAAATTATTTAATTTCTGATCTAGCTTAGTTTCTTTTCTACAGAAACTCCAGTGTAAAACTGCTAGAGGAGTGCGCAGGTGTTTTCTGTTATTAGTCCATCTACAATAGGTATATTCGTTATTTTTATGTGTTACAAACCCTTGTGTATCACCTCTAAACCAAGTATTGTCTTCGTTAGCAATAACTAAATATGAATCGTCAAATTCTTTATAAGGTAAAAACCATGTAAACAACAGATCAACACTATTGTTATATCTCTCAACCAGCGGTAAGAATTTCAAGAAAAAGTCTTTAGAATTCAACAGAGTCTCATCTGCATCAACACTAAAAATCCAATCATTAGTGCATTGAGATTTTAAATAATTTCTTTCAAAGTTATCGTTTTCTAATGCTACTTTACTGTGATGAAAGTTATGCTCTATTATAGAAATTTTATTATCTACGTCTATTGCTTTTAACGCTGAATATAGTTTTGCTTCGTCAAAAGAGAATTTATTACCGCTCCAGGTAATCCTATCCTCGTCTAATCCAAGGACAATTTCATCTACATAGTCATAGTAGCTGAGAATACTATCTGGAAGATATTCCGCATCATAACTGATTAGGCTGATTACTGACTTTTTTCTCATTTAAAACCTCATTTTGTTTTTGAATTACCATAACGCTTACGCCATTCCACCATCCTTCGGTGTCTGCATTAGAAGCACTGTATGTGGTTATTTTGTGCTTTACCTCATATTTTTTATCAGAGATATACTTGTCTACGTCTTCTCTTATTTCTCTTTCGTTATAGTTAGTTACGACTAATATAAATACATCATCAAACTTATTATCATAAAAATTTAAAATATCGTTAGTTTTATGTGGTATATCTAAATGTATAATGTTAAGCTTATGTTTAATAAATGTAGGAGATATTTTATCCCAGTCTCCCATAAATACTTTTACTGATTTATCTAGACTTAGTTTTTCCAGATTTTCAATTAGGTTCAATTTAACATTAGGCCATCCGTCAGGGTTATAAGAAGATATCTTTCCTGTTTCTGGATCTTTATGTTGGCCTAACGGGTTATAGGTAAAGTTATCTACTGCATAAGCTGCTAAAAGTTTATTTTGCATTAGTGCAGCGGTTAAAGTACCGCCTCTAAAACATCCTAATTCAAGATAACAACAATTTTCTAGGCTACACAGATTGCTTAAAAGATTTTTAAATTTCTTTGAAGACACTGAGTATTGATCCATTACTCTCCAGTCATTAGCAATTTTTGAAAGATTTCTCTGGGAGTTTTCGTATGACTTAGTAGCTAATTCTATTAATTTATTTGTTTTTTCTTCGTTCACGGGTAAGTGCTCCTGTAATCCATAACTCTAGTAATATAATTGGTCCAAAGACTAAAACTAAAGGTAATATGCATAATAATACGAATGCTAAGAGGAATGCTATAGAAAAAATAGCCAGCACCCATCCACATAACCAACCAGTATATGCTTCTAGTATTATTGACTCTTGTTTATTAGACTTGCCAATAGTAGTTTCTAGTGTTTTTTCAAATTCTTCTTTTTTAATATACTTAGTCATTAATTTTAATGTCGAGAGTTTTATACAACTCTGAACCTTTCCATTTGTTTAATAGCCTTTGCATATTTCTAGTCTCAGCATCTGCATTTGATTGAGTCCTAATTCTCTTTACATCTTTACTTTCAAAATGGTATAGAGGGACAGGCACCTGGTATATCTTCCAACCTTTATCTCTAGCCATCAAACAATAATCAACGTCTCTTTTATATGTCCACTCAAAGCTAGGATCAAAATCTCCGACTTGATCTAATAGCTGTCTGCGAATGTATATCCCACCAAAAGTAGTCCAAGCTACTTCCCTAACGTAATCATATTGACCTAAATCAGGTTCAACGTCTTTAAATGTTTTTTGAGAAAATACATCTATACCAGAACCAAAATGATCTGGAGCGCCGTCCTCTAAAAATTTTCCACCAGCACATTGAATAAGTGGTTGGTTATTCTTATTTTTTAAAGGGTATAGTAGTTTACAACCAAACATTCCTGCTTCTGGGTATTTATTAACATACTTTAATAAGTCATTAAACCAGTTTTCAATACCATTGTAAAAATCCATATCAGAGTGTAAAATAATTACGTCATTAGGATTTGCCTTTTTCCATAATTTTTGATACATGAGATCGCAGCCTATTCTGGCAGTATCTTCTTCGAAAATAAACTCGGCATCTAAGAAAACAGATGCTTGTTTAAGGTGGCTGATTTCTTCTTCAAAAAGATATGGAGTTATAATAGATACCTTATTCACTTTTTTCTCCAAATGCTGCAAAACTAAAAGCCAAATCTCTACCACTTACAAATATGTTTTTATATCCAAGACTGCTTAAAACGTCATGAATTTGTTCTGGGTAGAACTGATGTAAATGTTTACGAGTAGGCATTTTCCAAGGTCTCCAATATTTACAATCTGGATGTGGTAAATATAAAAATAGAGTTCCTTTCGGAGCTAGGCATGCAGTCCAAAAACGTAAGACTTCCATGTAGTCAGGAATATGCTCTAGACAATGTGAACTATAAATATAATTCCATCCGCCATATCTTAAAGGTAATGAGAGCGCATGGCTATTAGGATCTATGACTGGATCTATAGGCACTGCGCCTTTTAAGGCCCACTCTACTCTATTACAACCTATATCTAACCCGTGACCTTTACATACTTCTAAAGCTAAAGGCTCTATGAATCTGGTATGATTACCTTTTGTAATATACTCTGGAACTATTTGATCTTCGAATGTAACTGTTTGAACCATTTATCAATCTTTTCTATAATATCGTCTTCTGTTATATTTATTACACAAGATTTTTTATCTTCTCGGTATCCACAAGTGTTAGTCCAAAAAGGATATTCAGTTTCTGGATTACCTATCTTGGTCTTACTATATTCTTTTTTATAAAAGGCAGGTTTAATACATGCATAAGTTCCGCAATGTTTATCTTCTTTTGCAGTTACGCTGTGATGATTTCCGCTATGATAAAACTCTGGAGAATCAAATGTAGGTGGAAAAACACTACATATATTTATAGTATCTATTCCTAGACCTGCTGCCATAGCTGTCATAGAACCCATAGGTCCTAAATACATATGACATTTATTCAACTCTCTAAGAGAGGTTAAATAGCTAGAATCACTAACATCTCTACCAAGCGGTATTATACGCACGTCAGGTATTAGAGACCTTAAGTAATTAAATATTTTGCCGTAGTCTAGATTTTTATTTAGTTTTCTATTCCAATCTAGAGGACCAGCAGTAGCTACAGTAAATTGACTGTATTTGTGTGCTTCTTCTCCAACGGAGAACTTAGTTTCTGTGTGAATATTATTCCAACCAATTTCTTCTGCTATCTCAGTAAGTGCGCTTTTTACGACGCCTAAATCAGAAAACCATCCGTGTTGTTGATATATAATATCTGGAGAACTGGTAAGAGAATTATTTTTAGTATTAACATTACCTTGAAAATCAATAAAACCAACGTCATCTATATGTTCTTGAAGTTCCAATATTTCTAAAACTTCAAAGATACCGTTTTTATTATTTTCAGCTGTAGTAAGTGTCAAATTCTGTCTTACACAAAAAATTATATGAGAATCTGGATACGCCTGTTTTATAAACCTAGCGGCATGAGTGCCTATTAGACAATCTCCCGTTGCTTGGGAGTTGAATATTAATATAGTTTTTCTACCCATGTCCTAGGTGTTTTCTCGTTTATAATCTCTAAAGGTAGTTTGTAATCGAAAGGTTTAGCGCCCTTTCCGCGAATCCATGATACCATTTCTTGAATGGTATCGTTCATACTTGTGTTGGGCGCATAGTTTAGCTCTATTCTAGCTTTTTCACTACTACACCATGCGTTTTTTACTTCTTGCGGTCTATCAGCAAGGTATTGAATACTTGGATAAATACCACATAGATGTGCTACTTTATAGGCTAAGTCTTTAATAGTAATCTCGTTGCCCTCGGGTCCTATATTAAAGATTTCTTTATTTGGAATATCTTCTTTTTCGATTATTCTAATAATCGCATTTATACAATCTACAACAGGACTGAAACTTCTTTTCTGTAATCCGTCTCCATATATAATGAGCTTATTGCTTTGCAGCAACGAATTAATAAAGATAGACACTACATTTCTATACGGATCATCATATTTTTGATGAGTTCCTATTATATTATGAGGAACCACATGAACTACTTTAATGCCATGAATATCACTAAGTAAATTGATAGCTTGTTCGGCTTGATACTTAGCTAACCCATATGGATCAATAGGATTGCATACAGACTTTTCTGTAAACGGAGTTTCTATTAAACCATACCTAGCCATTGAACTACAGTTCAATAATAGTTTAGCTTTAGAAGCTATAGCTGCTGTAGCAACACTCATAGTTCCTGCGTAGATGTTCTCTGTAACAAGTTTAGGACTAAATACAGATAGACCCTCATAAGCAAGAGCAGCAGTGTGAATAACTATGTCTGAATCTTTCATATGCTCTACAAGAGCTTCATAGTTTAAAATATCTATCTGTTTAAAATCTGCTGGTTGCGGACAATTATCTAAATAACCACCTATAAGGGTATCACATCCAGATACCTTGTGGCCTTTCATTAAAAATCTCTTAGCTAAGTGACTGCCTAAAAATCCTGCTATTCCTGTTATATATATCTTCATAGATTGTTCTCGTAATATTTCCAGATATTTTCTATATCCATGTAAGGACTATTATGATGTTCGGTAAGATGACTGCATAAAGAAGGCATTGGAGAGATACATGGCACTTCAGATAAAATCTTATCGAAGACTTTATCATTGCTGGTAGGAGCTGCATCTTTTAAGTCTTTTAAATACTTAACCCAGATAAAACCTTTGGCTGCTACAGTCATAGTAATACTATCTACTGTACGCCAATGTCTATCTGGGCCTAAAAGAACTTGAGTGGGTTTTATTTCTTTATATCTATCAATATAGTCGTAAGGAGCTATAAATCCTTGATTCCAATTTTCAGCGGACAACTTAAAAGTATTTAATCCGTTTGGAGTAAACAGATAATCATCTTCTAAAATAAGATGAACATCTTGCTCATACTGTTTAACAGAGGATTCTAGCGTATCTATCAAGGTTACTGTATGTTGATGATATTCCCATGCATGTTCTGGTACGTGTATGATACTTAGCTTTGCTTTGCACGTCTCTCTTAACCAAGTTAAAGTCTCATGGGTTACATTATCTTCTATTAGATAGATTTGATCGTCTGGAGATACGCTACTCTGAACTGATAACCAGCATCTTTTTAAGATGTCTGTTTTGTTATAGTTTTTCCATCTATTAACGTAGCTAATAGATTTTTGTAATTCGCATACTCTCCAATAAATAAACATTAAAAATCTTTCTAAAAGGAATAGGCCCGTTGGGTAATACGGTGGAGCCCATACCGCAGAAGTTATGCCGCTAGGCGGATCTCTTCGATGCTATTATCGTTAGCATTTATTGATTTCTTGCGATTAGAGGTCGCTCGCGCACCTATCTCTACTTCAACCTTTACACACCTGTCGATCCTAATTCATCCCCATTATAAATATGTCAATGTTTACTAATCGACATATTTATGGTGGAGATGACGGGCACTGCCCCCGTGTCCAGTATGCTTATTTCGCTGCTATCAACGAGATCTTGTCTGCTAAAGCCTTATTTAGTTGTTGCAATTTAGCCTCAGCATATTTTTTATCTTTAGTAGTCAGAATTAGCTTACCAGCCTCATTATAGATGGACCAGTAATTATAACTAAATTCTACGACTTGACCTTTAAAGTAGTTATGTTTTAGTTGAAACACTATGTAATTTTGATTGAATGTATTCTAAATTTTCTACTATCGAACCAAAATCATCAGCTACTCTAGAGAATTGTCTATTAGGAGATTCTAAATTAGTATAATGATGATATAATCTTCTTGCTTGTGCTAAAACAATATCGACGTCAGTCATTTAACTCCTTCAAAAATACTTTTAGAAATAGTTATTTCTTCTATTTCTACGGCTTTTTCCCAGTTAAATATTCTAAAATCATCAGCCTCTAAATCCCAAACAAGTTCTTGTCCGGGTCCATAGTTTCTGGATCTACCATCTCCTACGATCTTTGCTGCGATAAACTCGTCATTAACTTTAGTAATGTCTAGGATCTTTGCAAAAACCATTTTTCGCTCAGATCCGTCTTTTTTTGTAAACTTTCCTTTATATGCTTTCATATATGTATTATATGAAATATATAAGTATGAGACAACTTGTATTTTTAAGAGTATCTTCTAGGCTGCTGAAAGTTACCTGATTTTTTAGAGTAAAGTAAAAACTTCTCTTCTTGCCTAGCCTCTATCATTCTTTTCTTTTTCTGTTCTTTTCTGAACCTAGATAGGGCTATTTTCTTTTTAGCACGTATTTTCTGACTCTTACTAAGATAATGTTCCTTAGATTTTAAAGTCTTAAAAATACCTTCATCGTTTAATTTTTTAGTTAAAATCTTATACGCTTTGGTTACGTCGTTATGTTTAACAAATAGTTTCATTAATTATCTTTACTCACTTCTACGTTATACTTTTGCAACCACTGTAATAATGTATGTCCTGGGTATGCGCCTTGTAAAATTGGTCCCATAAGATCATGCTTACTAAGTATTATCGTAGGAAATACGTTAACACCCCATAGTTGAGCTTTATCAGATGTTTCATCTAAGGTAATATACTCAAGATTTTTTGTAACAGCAGATAACTCGCTGAATCTAGCATTCAAATACTCTAAAAGAGTATCGTTGTGATAGAATCCGTACAACTTATTATACATTATTCAATTTCCTAATTGCCTCCGCCTGGGCTTCTATTATAGAATGGAGTTCATTAATACGATGATTTAAGTATTGAATCTCTCCGCCTAACTCTTTAGATACGGCTATGATTTCTGACCTAAGATCCCTAACCTGGGCTTTTAGTTCCTGAGGGGTTGCATACATTAAATTACTATAACATAATAGTTTAAAATGTCAAATAATTTCTTTATTTGACCATTATCTCTTATTTTTTTATTGCTAAAGACTAAAAAACACTCTATAATAATAGAATGAGCTATTATACAGAAGGTAAACAATTTTTTAAAACTATGGCCGATGTTCACGGTCAAACTCAAGTATTAGATGAGTATGAACTTATTAAACAACAGTCTGGAGAGTTTGTTGGAGCCCTGTTTATTAAAAGGGTATATATGGACTATCTAAAGAAAAAAGAACAAAAACTCTTAAAGAAAATGAAGGAAACTAAATAATGAGAATTATCGGACTTGATATGCCATTTGCTCGTCTAGTTAATGATGCAGCTAATATGTGCCGTTGGAATCCTAATGAGGCTATGAAATGGTTTGATAGCGCTCGTTCAAGGGCTGTTAATCCTATTGATGTAGCAAATTATAATAGAGCAGTTAAACGCGCTTGCGATACACTTAATTCTATTGAAAGTAGCTATTATTACAACAAAGAGTATCAAGAAGATTTCTGGGGTGTAGATGTAGTACCAACTAGACCGCAGCCTCTTAATTTTGAATTGTCTCTTAGTGAATATCTTGCGCTCCAGAATCCAGTAAATTGAACTGGTAAAATGGTTAATTTTCAGCTATAAATTACTCAGTAGAAAAAAATGACTGAGCCTTATAACTTCGATAAGATTGCTTCTGATGTAAAACACGTAGATAGTAGATATACTTGGATTAGAGATGACAATGGATTTGTTCATTTCTATAAAAGAAAAGATTACTATACTCAAACTCATTTTATGACTATAGCTTTTCATCAGGATTCTGGTATTAACTACATAGAGTTTTTAAAGACAGTTAATGCAATCTGTCAAACTCTAAGCGAATTAGATTACGCTAAACATAAAGTAGATCTTTTAAATAAAAAGAAAGGTAAAAAAAGTGCCAGAAGGTCCTGAAGTACTTCATGTAACTACACAACTTAATTCTGTAGTTCAAAGAAAAACTTTAGAAATAATTAGCCCTGTATCAGGTAGATACACTAAATCTCCTATTGTAGGTTTAGATAAGTTTAAATCTGAGCAGGTTAAATCAGTTCAATGTCACGGTAAATTTATCTGGTGGACACTAGAATCTAGCTGGATATTTTCTACTTTAGGCATGACTGGTAGCTATAAAACGGAGCCAAATAAATATGCTCGAGTTAGATTCAATTTCAGTGATGGTACTAGCGTATTCTATTGCGATATGCGTAATTTTGGTACTCTCAAAATAATCTTTTCAGAAAAAGAACTGAATAAGAAGTTACAAGAACTAGGGCCAGATATGTTAAATAATCCTCCTAGTTTATCTATATGGCTAGAAATATGTAAAAGAAATCAAGCTAAGACATTAGTTAGCTTCCTAATGGAACAAAAAGCCATTGCCGGAGTAGGTAATATCTATAAAAGCGAAAGCCTATTTTTAGCAAAACTTAATCCATCTAAAAAAGTAAAGGACTGTAACGAAGATGAACTTTCAAGATTGTATCACAGTGTCAAACAAGTGCTCAGAAATAGTTATGAGATGGGCGGCGCTACCATACGAAACTATAGCGATCTATACGCTAATCATGGCACATACATCCAATTTCCTAGTAAGCCAGATGAGATGATGAAAGCTAGACTAGGAGTTATGGTCTATAGCCAAAAACAAGACCCATACGGAAATCCAGTAGAAAAAATCAATCTGGATGATGGAAGAACAACCTGGTGGTCTCCAGCCATTCAACAATAATAGATAAGCTACTACCTCTTGTCAAAGAGCTTCTGATATCAGAACCTGTTGATGTAATTGAAAACGACGGGCAAGCTATCTATGAGTGTTTTACTTGGGAACTAGTTTCTCCAAGAGAAGATGGGCTAAGTAAAATTGGTAGTGCAAATATCACTACAGCTCAACATATGGTCATAAAGGCCTTACACGACGTTAGAGATGTTGAGCCTTTACAAAATGCTAAGATAGTATTTAATACTATCCTAACCAAGCTAGAAGCGGAGCGAGTAATCAGACGTCCGCCTAAAGAAACAAGAAAAGGATTTAAAATTATAAAAAATGACTGAGAATACAGAAAAGAAAAAGAAGCCAGAACCTAAGGCCCTTGATCCACAAGACTTTAAGGTTAAGATTAACCAGATAGTAGATCAGCTAGTGCTCATTGAATCATCTAGAGATGTAATCAAAGATATACAGTCGTATCTCAAGACAGAGTATGGACTTGCGTCAGGTCTTACTCGTGCAACTGCTGTTGCGGTATTTAAGCGTAACAAAGATGAGCTAGAAGAGAAAAACGAAGCTATCTTGTCTCTTGTAGAACTTTGCGAATAATTTTTATTTGCTAGTTACCCATAAGATAGCTTAACATATATCTATACGTTGCCATTTGGGACGTATAAAATCTTGCTTTTAAGGAGATAAAAAAACATGACTACACTTGATATTATTCGTCAAATTGAAGACGCACTTTTTGGTCAGCTTGACTACCTAGCTTCGGCCAAAACCTTCTTACCTTATAATCTATATAAGGAAGATAAGACTGGTAACTACATCTTAGAGATGGCAGTTGCTGGATATAACAAAGATGACCTATCAGTTGAATACGTAGACGGTAGGCTAACTGTAGAAGCTCAGCCTTCTTCAGCTTATCCAGAAAATTCCCTACGTTGGGTCCATCAGGGGCTAACTAAAAAGGCCTTTAAGACAGTATTCCCAATTTCACCAGTATTTCTAGTTGATGAAGTCACGCTTAAGGATGGTATGCTAAAGATTACCTTCTCTCGTAATCCAGAGAAAGTAACCAAGCTTCCAATTAAGTAAAATGTGGCCATACACAGAAGAAGAGCTGGACTGGCTCGGTTAACGACAGAGGGAGAGTAATCTCCCTCTGTTTTTATTTGACCCATACTCTAAAATAGTATAAGATAGAAAAAATGACAGAATTCAAAACATTAGTTCTTAATGCGGACTACACTCCTATAAGTGTACTACCACTTCACGTAATTAGTGCTAAACAGGCGGTTATAAGACTTTTTGCCGATACCTGTTCGGTAGTATCTGATTATGGCACTCCTATTAAGACTCCAAATCCAAACATCAAGTTAAATTGGCCTTCTATAATTATTCGCAAAGAATATGTTAAAAGGACGCAAAAACCTGTGCTAACTAAAAGCTCTTTGCTTTATAGAGACCGGGGTCATTGTGCTTACTGCAATACTAAACTTTCAATGGAAACTGTTACTAGAGACCACGTTATGCCTCTGTCAAAAGGCGGCAAAGACGATTGGCTAAATGTAGTTGCAGCGTGTCCAACTTGTAACTATCTTAAATCAGATCATCTGCCTGTAGGTAAGTGGAAACCAAATACAAAACCTTGGCATCCTACTCACGAACAGTTGATAGAGCTAAGAAAATTATTTCCTGTTACTGTATATCACCCTTCCTGGGTTGATTATCTACCTGCATGGAAAGCCGAGATTAAAATAGCATGGAACTAGTATTAGGATTAATTTTCTCTATTGCTTTTTTAGCATTCTTAATTGGGCTTTTTGCTGCAGTATCTCACGCCGTTTGGAGTATCTTTGATGACTAATAGAGCTATAATATTTTGTGACGGAGCCTGTAAAGGTAACCCCGGTCCTGGAGGGTTTGCGGCTAAAATTTACTACTTGGATAAAGATCCTAAGATAGTAATAGGTCGCGAGTCTAATACTACAAATAATAGGATGGAACTACGAGCAGCTATAGAAGGTATTAAAAACGTAACACTCGAAATAGATACTATAGAGGTTAATACTGATAGCCAATACCTTAAAAAGGGTATAACAGAGTGGATTCACTCTTGGAAAAAGAATGGTTGGAAAACTGCTAACCGTAAGCCTGTAAAAAATCAAGACCTTTGGAAAGAGCTAGATCTTCTATCTTCTCATATATCTATAGAATGGAAATGGGTTCCTGCCCATTCTGGCATACCAGAAAATGAAGAAGTAGATACTTTAGCAAGCGAGTGTTGTTATAATGGATAATATTATTAATTTTCAAGACCTAAAAAGTAAAAAAGACGGAACCACATCTCCCAAAGAAATGATGCTAAAAATTGTAGGCGAGATACATAACCTTATAGACCAAGGTAAATTATCCGGTATAGTTGCTGTGGGTATGGGATCTGATAATAAAATATTTTCCATAATAGCAGGAGAATTTGATATTATCTTGGCTATAGGTGGCATTGAATCAGTGAAACATATGATGCTATCTGGTAGTGAGATGGTAGATGAAGATGATTAGTATAATAATATTAGCCATGGGATTTATAGTCCTATGGTTAATGTCTTTGAGGTAATAGTGAATATAGACATATTTAATACAGATAAACGGTATTCGGTTATTTACGCCGATCCACCTTGGACATTTGAAACCTACTCAGAAGCTGGTGGAGATAGAAGTCCAGATTATAAGGTTATGACTTTGGAAGATATTAAAAATTTACCGATTAAGAAGATTGCGGCTCCTAACTCAATCTTATTTATGTGGGTAACTTTTCCTATCTTGGACAAAAGTTTCGAAGTAATGAAAGCGTGGGGATTTGAATATAAAACCTGTGCATTTACTTGGGTAAAAACTAATAAAACAGCCAATCTTAAAGCCTTAGATGTAGATAAAGATATACGCATGAATCTAGGATATTACACTAGAGCTAACGCAGAGCTATGTCTACTCGGTAGACGAGGTAAAACTTTAGAGCGTAAAGATAAAGGTGTTAGACAAGTAATCATATCTCAACAACGTGAGCATAGTAGAAAACCTGACGAAGCCTATGACAGAATAGAAAGACTATTTGATGGCCCATATCTGGAAATGTTTGCAAGAACGCAAAGACCTGGATGGGACGTGTTTGGTAACCAAATTGACAAATTTTGATTATTCCGTATGCAAAGAGGTAACAGCAGAAACTACCGAAAAAGGCAGGCTATATAAAACACCTGATGGTAGTTTTCCTAGCGTCACTACTATTTTAGGAAAAACGGCTAATAATATCTGGTTGCAACGCTGGAAAGATAAAGTAGGAGAAGAAGAGGCAGCGCGTGTATCTAAAGCTGCTACGGATCGTGGAGAGATAGTGCACAAATATCTAGAAAGATATTGGGATGGATCTAACTCTTGGGCAACTGATATTTTAAATGAAGAAATTACTACTCAGAAAATGATTACTAATCTCATACAGGCTACACAAAAAGGCGTAACTAATGTTTGGGCACAAGAAATACCTGTTTGGTCTAAGCATTTGAGATATGCTGGACGAGTTGATATGTTTGGAGAGTGGAATAAAATTCCGGCAGTAATAGACTTTAAAACATCTAAAAAGAAAAAACAGATAAAAGATATTAAAGATTATTTTATACAGTGCACAGCATATGCTTACGCTCACAATGAAATTTTTAAAACAAACTTACAAAAAATAGTTGTTTTAATTACTGTGGAAAACGCAGATGTTCAAGTATTTGAATCACAAACTTTACCTTTCATCCCTGAGTTAAAATATAGAATTAATCAATACGAAAAATTACAGGTTAGTTTATAAAGACTAATGAAAACTCGTAGAATATCTAAACAACAACAAGAAGAATTACTACAAAAACCTTTAACTGATCCTCAAAGAGCATTTATTAAAAGTCTTGTAGTTTATCAAAGTAAATATCCACAGCTCAGCCAAAAACAATGGGAGACTTTTAAAAGTATATACAATAAATATGTCTAAAGAATTAATAGAAATAGACGGTAAAGTGCTAGAAGCATTACCTAATGCAAATTTTAAAGTAGAAGTAAATGGGAATATCTTACTAGCTTACGTTAATGGAAAAATTAGAAAGAACAATATCAGAATATCTGTAGGGGATAGCGTGAAGGTAGAAGTAAGTCCTTACGACTTACATAGAGGTAGAATAATTTATAGAAATGGGTAAATATTCTATAGAAACTATACTAAAAAATAATCTAGCTCATGTCAGCAATACTTTTCCTACTGCATCATCAGTTAGTTCCAATACAGTATCTTATATTTTTACAGTAGACAATTCTAGTAATAAAAAGCTATTATAGCTATAAATCCCCGGAGGATAAAATGGCATCATCTAAAGACGTAAAAAGACTTGGAGACGGTAAAATAGAATATAGAGGCACCGTCTTTCCTGGGTTTAATAAACCTCGTTCTTCTACTAAAGAAGATAAAAAACGTATGGTATTAGCCAAAAAAGGGGATGAAGTTAAAGTAGTTCATTTTGGTCAAAAAGGCTATGGACATAACTACAGCCCAGATGCTAGAAAGAATTATCTAACTCGTAGTGCAGGAATTAGAGATAAGAGCGGACAACTAACTAAAGACGATAAATTCTCTCCTAACTATTGGGCTAGAAAAGTGTTATGGGCCGGATCTGGTGGCTCTAAACTAAGTAATCCGAGAAAGAAATGAAAAAAACAAAAAAACCTCGTATGTCTTCGGTAGACAAAAGTTTAGGTGTAGGCGAAATAACTCCAACAACTAATGTCAGTAAATATAATATTGCTACCTACGATAAAGATATGGCTGCACAGACTCTTACAGGTTCTTATAAACCTGTTCGTCGTAAGAAGAAAAAATGAAGAAAGTTCCTGCTGAAACTGTAGACGGTAAAAGAGTTATTAAAAGATATCTTGGATCCCTTAAAGGTCAGTCAAGAAAAGAGAGAGCTAAGGAAGTAGTTGCTAGACGAGAGCAAGCTAGATCTGGTAATTACTCTTATCAACCTTTTAAAACAGATGAGGGCGTTGAGACTAAGCCAAGTAAATATACTTTGGCATATCAAAAACGCTACGGTAAGAAAAATGGCGCTAAAAAATAAACCACAAGATAAAGGCTTAGCTGGTAAAGCTAAAGAATCTAAAATACCTAAAAGTATTTTAGAGCAGGTATATCGTAGAGGTGCTGCTGCTTGGGCAACAGGTCACCGTCCAGGTGCTACAAGAGAGCAATGGGCATATGCTAGAGTTAATAGCTTTATTACCAAAGGTAAAACTTATTACACAGCAGATGCTGATTTAGCTAAAAAAGCTAGAACTGCAAAGAAAAAATAACTCTACTATTTACTAGTAGCTCTGTAAACCCCGTCCCAGTTAGCTGGTGGCGGGGTTTTTGTATACTCACGACAACGATCCATCATCATTTCGTAGTATGATTTCATATCGCCTTTAAATGCTTTCGTTAATCTTTCGCACAATACGGTAGCACTAGTGAAGTTTTTATTTCTATAATAATCTAACATATCGTTATGATCTTTTCTTGCATAAGAAAAACCTAAATCATCTATCTCTTTATTAGTGCCTAAAACAGTATAGATATTAACTCCTTGTTTTTTACCTTTTACCGCAATAGTGTCCAGTTCTAATATAAAATATTCATCTGAAACATACTCTGCTGTCTTTGAACCAATGACTAATTTGACTCCATACGGTTTGCTTTGTCCTTCGAGACGACTAGCAAGATTGACAGCATCACCGAGGCAAGTATAATCGAAACGTTGATCGCTGCCCATATTTCCAACAACAACCATACCGGTATTGATACCAAGGCCCATGCCGAAAGGAGGGACGCCTTCAGCCGCAATACTTCTGTTGAATTCATCTAAATCTCCTAACATACTTAAAGCTGTTTTAACTGCATTCTTGGCGTGCTGCTTGTCATCAAGCGGCGCATTCCAAAATGCCATCTGTGCATCGCCAATATACTTATCAAGCGTTCCTTCATTCTCAAGAATTTTTGCAGTCATCGCTGTCATATAGCGATTCATGATTTGGGTTAATCCTTGAACATTCTCACCATAGTGTTCGCTGATAGAGGTAAACCCACGAACGTCTGTGAACATGATTGACAGCTCTCTGCTATCTCCGCCAAGCTTTAATAGCTCTGGATTCTTCTGGAGTTTTTCCACAAGAGCCTTTGAAAGATAAGATTGGAATTGTTTCTTGATTTGTTGCTTTAGTTTAAACTCTTTAACAAATCTAGAATACACGACATATCCATAGAACAGTGTTCCAAATACTAAACTAAATGTCCAATCAGTTAAATATTGATATTGATTAAAGACGTAGTAACTTATACTAAATGGAACTAGTAGTATAACTACTCCCCATACTCCTACGAGTAATTTATTTCCTTTATCAGCAACGAGAGCACTGACTGCTATCAACAGACAGAAAAATAAAAGCTCAGTTAAATCTGCCCAATAAGGTCTAGTTATTTTATTATCGTTCCATAGAGTTTCCCATGCAGCTAAACTAACTTCATGACCTAGTTTAGTGCCTGCAGGGGTTGCAATAGTATTAGTAATTCCCTCTACGTTTATAGCTAAAATAGCTATTTTACCTGTCAAGTCTCCCCAAGATTCCTCTTTCCAACTTTTAATAGGCCAGGTCCAAGACCAATCTATCCATAACTCTCCGCGCTTATCTGGTTCTATGGAAAAATTCTTATTGATATATATGCTAGATAATCCCGCCTCAGTAACTTTTGCTCTATAATTTTTAGCCCCATGTATTACTCTTGCTATTTCTAAAGGTAAAGAAGGATAGAACTTATCACCAACCATTAACACTAAAGGTATTTTTCTAGTTACTCCATCTAGTTCTGGGACTGTAGTAATCATACCCATACCTTGAGCTGTTTTAGATATTTCAGAAATACTACCTATTCCGTTTTGATACCTATAAAACCATTGTTCTTCTGTATTTCCTACGATAGCAAAACCTCTAGTTACTAGATCTCCTTTCCCTTTTAAAGAAGCAGATTGCGTTCCTATGACCTTACTATTTGTTATAACCTCTTTAAGTATTTCATCTTTATTAAATCTATCTTTTTCTGCAAAAAGCGGATATAGAACTACAATCTCAGCTCCATGATCTACAGCTTTTTTAATACCATCTGCTATTAAATCTCTTGGCCAAGGCCATTGACCTTGTTGCTCTATTGTAGGCTCATCAATTTCTATTATTACGGCTGTTTCACTAGTTTTAGTATCATTTAAAGTTAATAACTGATCAAATCCTTTGAGTTTTAAAATTTCTACTATATTAGGCTCGTATATCTTTATACCGATACCTATTGCGATTGTTAGTAAAGTAATGATTACTTTTTTCATTTTTGCTTAACCTTTAAAATACTGTTGGATTGCATATTTCCAGCTACAAACGCAGCAGAGATACCATCGCCATTGTATTCGATTTTTAATCCATAATCTTTATTAACTTTTACAGAAAATATAGAAATATCTAATCTTTGGGTTAATACGGTAGTGTCTTCTACTACTGTATTAATTTGTGTAGTTGGATTATATCCAGTCACTTGACCATCTCGTTCACTAAAATTATCAAAAATTGAATCTATATTGTTTAATCTAGTATTGAAAAAATCAGACTTTAGCAGGTCTACATTCAGTTCTTCAAATTTAAGAGGATCTTTATCCAGCATATTTACGTCTACAAATTTAAGGTCAAAATCCAATGGACCTTGTTCTTTTTCGACATTAGAAACTGTTTCTACAGATTTCGGCATGGACAGCAGTAAATCATTATTTATTACTCTGCCTAACATATTAAGAATAAGTGGATTTGAAGGCGGACTAGAGCTGCTAGTCACTATAGTAGCTTGATAACTTCTATTTAGAATAACGCTTGCAACGTCTGTGCTAACGGTAATTTCTCCTGTGCTTCCATCTTGGTTAGGTAAAAGCATAATCAAACTTTTACCTAACTCATTGACACTCATAGAAAATTCTGTACCTCTAACTGCTATAGAAGCAGTAGGAGTTCTAACATCTACAGCTCCTACTTTTTTTGCTAAAAGTCCGCTTGCATATTGTACAGTGCCAGAAGATACTTTCATAGATAATTTTGCTAAATCTCTAGAAGGATCAAAAACATACTCATCTATTTCTAAGTCACTATGCTCAGTTACACTAACGTGGGTTTTGTCAATAAAATCTATCCTAACCTTTGAATTTTTAGTAGAGATAGTGTCCATAGATTCGATACCGTCTCGAATGCCTATAGGTTGTTCTTTTTTATTTCTTGTAACAGACGCCTGTCCGTTAAGCTCTGTTACATCTCCTATTCTTGCTTCAGTCTGTTTGAGATACAGTAACTGACTGATTATTACCGTTAGTAATAATATTGATAATTTTTGCATTGGTTCCACTCTGGCTAAAACTAAAAGTTCCAGTATCTCCTGTATGGTCATGTATTATTCTATGTGCTCCAGCTCCTGATTGATTAGTTGTTATAATATTTGTGCTACCTGTTACGGTAAGAGTAAGTTCTGTATTACCACTAGATATAGTATTAGTAATACTATTACTGTCTCCGAAAATTGTTATACCTACAGTATTTATACCGCCAGTTATAGTAGATTCTATAGTATTACTACTACCAGTAATGTCTAGGGTATATTCATTAGTGCTACTATCTTGTCCGTTACTGCCTATTTCAAGAGTAACTGAATTGGAATCGCCTGTTTTTGTAATAGATATCGTATTTGTATCTCCATAAACTGCAAAATCTAAAGAGTTACTATTTCCAATTTGATTGACACTAATAGTATTGGTAGTACCGTTAATTATCGAAGGACTACTAGAAGTTCCAATTATATTAGTTGCTCCATCTTGAGTAATAGAACCTGAGAATCCAGCGCCTGATTGTTCTATATATAGAACGTTACTTTGTCCATAAGCATGAGTGCTTAATAAGATCATTAAAATAGTATATAATTTTTTCATTCTGACATTCTCCAAAGCCCCTTTCTTGCACCTTCTTGAATTAGTTCTACTACTCCAGCTTCAATCGCTGCTCTGACAGCATAGTTTACAGGCTCATTTGTAGCTAAACCAGTTTCTATTTCTACGGCTCGAGTTCCTGCATCTACAAATTTAAAAACATCTATACCTACAGCAGAGCTAAGTATGGTTTTACTTGTAGCTACGTTAAGCAGCACTTCTCCTGTTTGAACACTAATTAGTCTCATTACTATAGTTACTTGATCCTGTCTATATTGTGTTGAAGAACCTATACCTAAATATCTCGCTCCTATTCCACCGCTTATCGTATTTACGTCATATCCTATAATTCCACCTTCTAATATAAGAGATGCGAATACTAAAGGTCTTAGTGGCTTAGCATCCTTACCTTCGTATTGTTCTCTGGTTTGCCTGATTAATTGTCTTTCTCTAGTTAGGTTTTCTAACCCTACTCTTTCTACAACTTTAAACCAGCTACCGTTACCAGCATCTTGAAGTGCTTTTATAAGCCAAGTTTCGGCTCCCTGCGTAACAGCACTACTTAGATGAGCTACTACTTCGCTTGGACGTCTCTGTCCTGTTTTATCTGAAAATTGATATACTGCTATATAAAAAGGAGCTTCTGTAGATAAAGGACTATTAACTATAGTTAGTTTTTTAACTACAGATTCATTTATTGATATAGGCTCTTCTACATTAGGAGGTATACATGCTGTTAACAATAAAAAACCTACTAAGCAAATCTTTTTCATTAAAAAGCCCCTAGAGGTATAGTTATAACAGTAGTATTACCTTTATCGTCTACTACATTTAATGTAATGTTAGAGCCGTCATTGTTAAAACTTACGCTAGCTCCTCCTATTACAACGGTTCCCGATGACGATCCGGTGCCGTCGAACATCTTATCGACAACATCTTTAGATATTTGAGCGTATATTCTAGCTTCAACATTTCTTAAAAACTTCTGAAGATTACTCTGTTCAAGTTTACTTTCTAACTCTTTTCTAATTTTTTCTTGTTCATCTTTTATTTTTTGTTTTCTTTGCTCTTCCAGTTGTTCAATTGCAAATACGTGGCTAGAATAGTTAACTCCGCTAAAAGCCGGATTTTTAAATTTAAAATTTAATTCACTAGCTTTAGCGGAGTAACTCAGCATTAATATAACGAATAAAAATACATTTTTATTTATCACTAAATACCTTTCTAATTAGAACATTATTCTTATCTGTGCTCCAATAATGTTATTTACCACATCTTCTTTCTCTTGTATTGCATACTTTAGCTTAATAGAAGAATTTTCGTCTATAGCATAAGAGAATCCAGCAAAAGCTGATTTTGCTTTACTGGTTTCAATCATGCCCTCTATAACACCAGTCATATCTTGAATGATGTCTTGTTCAAATCTAATACCGCCGTGACCAGTAACTTCAAAGTCACTTCTACCAGCATGTCTTACTGCCGTAAGATTTGGGCCAGTTTCAAATACACTGTCTCTATAATCGTATTCAAACTTTAAACCTGCAAATGGTCTAAATCCGTAGTTATCTGGCGTATAAAGTCTATTTACAAACCAAGTATCATAGCCTTTTGTAGAAGCTGTGTTCAGTAAGTTTAGACCGCGCATGAAATGTGATGTTTCAAACTCATTGTATGCTACACCAAAATTTGTTTTTAGTATCCAATCATCTTCTACTTTTAAAGCAAATATGTCAAATGAATACTTCTTTAGTTCTCCAGAAGACGCATCACCGCTTAGATCTGTAACCGCACCATTTAATTGAATGCCAAATAATAATGAATCATTATGTTTTTGTTCATACCCAATACCAAAAACATTTGTCGTGTAGCTATATGTGTCTTTGGTGCCAGAACGAAGAGAGTATCCTGTAATATAAGCTTGAGAATCCTTGTTTACAGGACCCCTTGTTATGATCTTATTACCAAATACTTTATTTCTTGCCAATGGATCAGCTAGTGAATTTTCATTTTGAAGAGTGCTAATTTTGTCAAGTTTTGCTAACTGATCAATTCTAGTAGTGAAAAGTTGATTATCTTGTGTGGTGACTACTTCATTAGCCACAGAAGTCCCGGTTAATATTTCATTGACAACTGTCGTTGAGGTCGTTGCTGTTCCGTTTACAGTCGTAATAGATCCGTCACTCCATGTTTGAATTGTAGTTGGTGTTGTGCTTGTTACTACTGTGATAGGTGTTGTGTGCGTTGTTACTGTGGTGATCGGTGTTGTTGCAACTGTAGTGATGTTGCGATTTACCGTGAGCGTTGGGTCTTGTCTTGTGCCTGTGAATGTAGTTGTAGGAACATAAGCTGTTGTTCCTCTTGTGTTTGACACAGTAGTTGTCGTAGTGCCGCGGCTTGATGATTCTGAAACGATTGGTGTTCCAGCAACTTGACTTACAATAGTTGGTGTAGGATTGCCTGCAGATGCACCTTCTGCTGGTGTTGCTAATGTTGTGAATCCAGCTGAGCTTGGTATTGTACATGACGCAACAGCAATCGTTGTGTCAGCACATGGACCAGCATAAATGCCAAGCTGTACAGAACTACCATTGCTTACATGATTACCAGACACTTCAAATGTAATCGTATATGTTGTGCCTGCTAGTAGGCTAATTCCTTGATAGATACCGTCAAATGTTCCGACGGCTCCATCATACCAAACACCGCCGTGAGATCCTCCGATGTCGTTCCAAGTGCCAGCAGCTGCTGGATACGTGCCGTTTTGATACCACACACCCCAATTTGTTGGTGCTTGAATTGTTCCTGGTCCATTACTTGTGGTGATGTTGATTGCACCACCAGTTGTGAATGCTCCGTTTGTCAATAGATTTACGGTAGATCCTGATTCTGTTAACGACACGTTGTCGAATGTCCAGAATGCAGGATCTTGTCTGAACGCAAAACCGACATAGTTTGTTCCTGAGATATTTGGTGTAAAAGAATATGAATAGGTTTCCCAGGTATTTGGCGTATTGTTAGTAACTGTTCCAACATATCCTGAAGGAAGAGTTTGTGAAAAAGCGATTGCTGATATTAATAAGCTTGCAGTTGTTAATAATTTAAATAATTTACGGCTTTTCATTCCTTTCCTTTAGCATTAATACTATGTTAATCTTTTGATTAAGTCTTATTAAATCGTTATCTAACATTCTGACACGATCTATTAATGCTATCAATACAGTATTAGCTTCTGATAGAACAGGTTTAATTTCTGCCGTTGCCCATTTCCAAACGTAAAAAATAAGGTAACCCATACCGCCTGCAGCAACAATGGGAAATCCATATTTATTAATAAGTTGAACCATATCCATAGTTAATCCTTCACTTTTTTAAATACAGTATTACCCTGAATTACTGTTAATTCAAATTTATCACCTTCTTTCCAAGGTAAAGTTTGTTGTATCCTACTATTATTTTGATTGGGCATTAAAACTAACTCTTCGTCTAATACTAGAGAGCTATTTGATATTTGTATATTATAACCTAAGTAAAACACCTTAGTCCTTTCTAGCGTCGTTTTTACCGTCCGCTCTTGCAATTCTATCTGTATCTGGTTTTACTCCTAGAGCTGTAGATATTAGTGCATCAATTCTGATAATATCGTGGTTCATTGTTTTAACTCTGTTATCAAGTGCAACAATAATTCCACTTAAACCTTTTACAGAGCTTTGAACCCCTGCGAGAATGAATTTGAGAGTAAGAAATACAAAGTAACCACCAGCTATAGATGATGCTATAGGAAATCCTACCTCTGCAACCAGTTTAAAGAATTCTGCTTCCATGACGTGCTCCTTTATAGATATTATACACTTTTTTAAAAATACCACAAATAGTAAAAGAATACTTTTCTGTGCTTATGTAAATCTAAAAAATTAATGTTGCATAGGTAACTTGGAAGATTTTGGTTTGACTAGTAAAAAAAGTTTTGATAAACTACCAATAATTAAAAAGGAGTTCATATGCAGCTTACAAAAAACTTTTCTCTATCAGAAATGGTTAAGAGCGAAACAGCCCTTAGACACGGACTTGATAATACCCCTGGAGAAAGAGAGATTGAAAACCTAAAGGCTCTTTGTGAAAATGTTCTTCAGCCTATCAGGGATGCTTTTGGCAAGGGTGTAAAAGTTAACTCTGGGTTTCGCCATCCAGAAGTTAACGCGGCTGTAGGCGGATCAAAGACCTCAGATCACTGCCAAGGCCAAGCTGCCGACATTGAAATACCCGGAATAGCTAATGCAGAATTAGCAGAATGGATTAGAAATAACCTAGAATTTAGACAGTTAATTTTAGAATTCTATACCCCAGGAATACCAGATAGTGGCTGGGTCCATGTATCTTATGTAGAAGGTGATAATCAGAAGAAAGTTATGACCGCTATGAAAGAAAATGGAAAGACAGTATATAAACCAGGATTAATTGCATAATGATAGGCGGAAAAATATCGCTAGGTTTAGCAATAGCTCTTGTTACCGTATCTAGTGCCTTTTATATTTACTATGTAGATAGTCAAAATACTATTCAAATTTTACAAGAGAACGTAGCTAAATTAGAAGTAGCTGTAGAGATACAGAAGAAAACTATAGAAGCTATGAAAGAAGATTTTGCTAGACAAGCAAAACTTGCTAATGAATTACAATCTAATCTATCTAAGGTAGAAGAAGATAAAGCTAAGTTGTCTAATCTTTTAAAAAAACACAATCTAGAAAAGATTTTGAAAGATAGACCTTCTGAAGCAGAAAAAAAGATTAATAATGGAACTAAGAGAACCTTTAGGCAGATTGAACAAGATACTACTAGTAAGTAGCCTTGTTTTATTATCTGGCTGTTTTTCTAGAGAAAAAAAGATAGAGATATCTGCGGAACCTGTTAAAGTTCCTGTAATGCAGCCGGCTGCTGTTAGAGCTGTAAAATTAGAAGATGTAGAATTCAAAGTAGTTACTAGTGAAAATATAGATGACTTCTTAAAACAATGGAAGAAAAAATACGGTGATGACTTTGTATTTATAGCTTTTAGCGTTAAAGACTATGAAACTATGGCTTTAAATTTAGAAGAGATACGACGTTACATCAATCAACAGAAAGAAATAATTGTATATTATAGGAAGGTTACTTCTAATGAAGAAATTAAGTCTGATACCTCTAACACTCCTTCTCAGTAGTTGTATATTTACTGCTAAATTTGATTCTGTTGAATATTCATATGTAACTCAAATTAGAACTATCAGTCAGCTTTCTCGTAAACATTGTGACGATATGTCGTATATGAGAGATAAAACTCAACAGATGACAGAACTTAGTCTCACTTTAGTTCACTATTCTGAACATCTACCTAATAACAACCCTACATATAATATGAGCAAAGAACTTTTTAATATAGTAGAACCTATGCATAATAGATATCTTACTGTATCTAGAGTATCTAAAACTTATTGCGAAGAAAAACTGGAAACCATCATGGAATCTACAGAAACAATGCAACAAAGTATGAATAGGAGATCTAGATGAACCCAATATCCGAATTAACTAATCTATCTAGGCACACAGATTTTGCCGTTATTAGTTGTGCTAATAAAGCTATTAAATATCATAGAGAGTTTGAAGAAGGATTAATTTCTAAAGAAGAACATGAAGAACTATTAAGAGACTTAATCTCTCAAAAAAACTTAGCTAAATTTGCAGATGAGTTAGAGACTCAAGCAAAAATTGAAGAAGCAGTAAAAGCCTTAATAGCAATAGCTCAGGCAGCTTCTTAAAGGAAAGAGATGAGCGATGATACAGAACCTAAAGAGGTAAAACCACCTGAGAGTTGGGTTCAAAAATACTGGAGACCGGCCATGGGTTGGAGTTACATGGCAATATGTTTATTTGATTTTATGTTAGCTCCTGTATTTTTTGGTATTTTATCTGCTGTAACTAAAATACCGCACACAGTGTGGAAAAGTTTAACTCTAGCAGAAGGTGGACTATTTCACCTAGCTATGGGCGCAGTATTAGGTATCTCAGCCTTTGGTCGCACTCAAGAAAAAACTGCTAAGATAGCTAAAGAAGACTGAGTGATTTGTATCTTTAAGACTTTCTGTATTAAATGTGGTAATGAGAACATAGATTGGAAACGTTCTGATGAGTCTGCTGAGTTAATATCTTGTTTTAAATGTCACGCCTTATATGAAACAGATACTACACTCATATCAGTTACTTCAACTGAAAGTCTTAGAGCATTACAACAAAAATAACTATAATAATACTTGCTTGTATCTGTCTTATTTGATAGTATAGCTACTATTGGAGTTATACATGGCAAAAAATAAAAATCAAAAACAGACACAAGCAGTATCTACTAAGAAGACTGGTCCTAAAGTTAGTGCGCGACCTGTTTCTAGGAAGTATAAACTACTTGCTAGAAAAGATAGGTCAGAGTATGATAGACTTGATTCTCTTTTTCAAAGTCTTCGCTGGAGAACTAGGATCATTGATAGACCACAAAATGCTCAAGAAAAAGTATTACGCGACAAATATCTTAAAGATAACGACGTAGAGTCTAGAGCAGCCCAATTACTTAATCAGTATGGAGAAGCTGGTCTACAAAGAGCAGCTGCTATTCAAGCTGTAAAAACTGATAAAATTGACTTACTACTTAATAAGTGGAATCCTCGTCTATCTGAATTTAAAAGAGTGCAGGAAGCCATGAAACGTGGTAGGATGGGTGAATTGTTAAAAGATGGAAAACTTTGATAAGTTCTTAAAACTAAGAGATGATCTATATCAAAGCATGACAGAGGCGGCCGCAACAAGGGTCGCCTCTGAATCTTTAGAGGATTCTCACTACATAGTTGCTGCCTTATTAGCTGCACACATAGCTTGTTGCTCTAGTATTATAAATAGCGGTCCGAAAGATTTTAGAAATCGTTGGGCTGAAGAGTTTATTAACGGAGTTAAGCAAGTTATGAATCGTAATGAAAAAAATACTAACACCTTGCATTAAGGTTTGTAAGATCTCTTATAAAACTAATACATGCGTAGGATGTCGTAGAACTATAACTGAGATACAAAATTGGACTCAGTATAGCGAACAGCAAAAGCTAGAAATAATGCTTGAGCTGTTATGGAGAAAAAAAGATGGTGGTAAGAACTAATTCTTATGAACGCTCTCTAGAGCCTATTCAGGTTTATAGAACTATTGAGCACCAAATGGTTCACCAAGGAAAAACTTTTGTTACAGACGTAGATTACGGTTCTGTAGGAACTGCAATTAGCAATGTATTAATAAGAACTAATGCTACTACGGTTCATCTTAGAAAAATTATTAGTTACAACTCTAGTGGAACTTTAATATTAAAAATATTTGAAAATCCTACCTTAACATCCGAGGGAACTGGCACAGCGGTAATATGTGCTAATAGACACCCAGAAGAGATTACAACAAATCGCGCTTTTACATATTCTGGGGCAGTAGCTAGTGCTAATGGAACTCTACTAACTACTCACTATAATTTCGGTAAAGCAGATTCTGGGGATCTTCAAAATGACGGAGTTCCTGAATATATCTTAGCTCCTAACTCTAATTATATGGTAAGTGTTGAACACTCCGGAGCTACTGCGACTGTAGCTCTATCAGTTGCCTGGTATGAGTGGGAACATTAATTTTTTTATTGGTATTTGCTAAAAAATATCTTATAATCTAAAAACAATTAAACGAGCCCATATAGCACAGCGGTAGTGCAGCGGTTTTGTAAACCGAAGGTCGGGAGTTCAATCCTCTCTGTGGGCACCAGATAATGCGACTATGGCGAAACAGCAGACGCGCTAGTCTTAGGAACTAGTCTCGAGAGAGGTGGGGGTGCAAATCCCTCTAGTCGCACCAATTTACAATGAATCGCCAAATAGCCCATTTTAGATGTATGCGTTGTGCCACAGAGTGGCAAGATTATGCGGGACCAACAGAATGTCCCGTGTGCCATCACCTATATCTCAAATGGGTTAACTACAAAGAATTTGGAGTGCATGTCTAGTCGGGGATACTAGCACCGCCTTGAAAGCGGTTGGAGCCTACGGGCCAGGGGTTCGATTCCGCCATCACTCCGCCAATTTCATTTTTATCTTGCTTAATACTTATTTCTGTAGTAAGATATCTATATGAATGATGAATTGCAGGATGCTCGCCGCGCGTTTGTAGATTGGATGACCCAACTAGACGCTGACGCCGCTGGGCACGCTCTAGCTGTGTTTAAAAACAAGCTAGAGCTTTGTGCTTTTCATAACTGTTTTGATGATGCTCATATTCACTATAAGCATCGTAAATACTGTTTACATCATTATAAACAAATTTCTGGAGAGGCCAACTAGCGGGGAGCTAGCACAGTTTGCTAAACTGAGGGTGCCTGCAAAGGGATGGAAATCGTACTTCCGGCTCTCCGCCATATGGACCTCTAGCTCAATTGGTTAGAGCATCAGTCTCTTAAACTGAGGGTTTTCGGTTCAAGTCCGAAGAGGTCTACCATTTCTTGTACCTATAGCTCAATTGAACAGAGCACTCGGCTACGAACTGAGAGGTTGTGGGTTTAAGTCCTACTAGGTACTCCATGGGTTGTTGGTGAAGCTGGTGCACACATTCGCCTGAAGAGCGAAGGAACTCTGTTCGATTCAGAGACAACCTACCATATTACGCCCCTGAAGTTCATATAGCTGAACAGACCCTTGGTAAGGGTAAGGAAACAAGTGCAAGTCTTGTCTGGGGCACCAGTTATGGTGGCTATAGTGTAATGGCAGCACTACAGATTGTGATTCTGTCAGACTCGGCTCAAATCCGAGTAGTCACCCCAACGGACTCGTGGTTCGAATAGTTAGGCAGCCGACTGCAAATCGGTAATATGCAGGTGCAACTCCTGTCGAGTCCTCCACATAATTTAACCGGGTATAGCTCAGTCTGGCTAGAGCACTCCGTTTGGGGCGGAGGGGTCGTAGGTTCAAATCCTGCTACCCGGACCATTTAAAAATAGCACTATACCAAATTCTTTTATTTTTATATTGCTCAACGCTAAAAAGTTTAGTAATATATAAAAACTGAAGCGGAGAGACAGGTAAAACCTCCTCTCCTACAAAATAAAACTCTTAAAGAGGACCGACAAAGAAAAGTCATTTTTTAGTTGGTAGTTACTTAAAAGTTTGATATTATAGATAAATAATGAGTTGGGGCGCTTAAGCCCCATAAGGATAGTCACAGTAATGTGATAAAAGCGGTAATCCCTACATAACCGCACCACTCTCCGAGTGGCCCACTTAAGCAAGCCCAGTTCCTAGCCTTCGGCAACGGAGGTAACAATGAACTAGGTGTAGTGAGAAAACGATAGCTTATAGGCCCGAAAGGGGAACCTAAGTTATTGGAATGTAACGGGTGGTGCCGACTTCACTACAACACCAATCTAGCAGTTGGTAGAACAAAGGGTAGCATCTCTGTCTGAAGTTTAAGCAACTAAAGGCATTTTTGCAGTATCAGCGGTAGTGGATAAGCTATAAATGCTTATACATCGTCGCAAAATACGATCGAGTAGCGCGCGTCGCGAAAGATACGTGGTGTGTTGTATTTTGTATGTCAAAACCATACGGAGCAACGAGGCAGCACATCGCAGTAGGTTATTATTGTAGCTCAGTGGATGAGCATTTGCGTTGGAAGCAAACGGACGCTGGTTCAAATCCAGTCAATGTTTTAAAAAAGCAAAGTCTGCCTCGGTTATATGTGAAAGGTATCTAATACCAAGCTCGAAAGAGAACTTGGTCTGATGTAACCCGCAAGGTGAAATCAGTTTATATTAAAAAATTCGTAGCTCGCAAGGCTTAATGGCTCGCAAGGTCAGCGGACGGTATAATATAGAGTAGCGTATAACGTCAAGTCTACTGCCAGACTTTAAAAGGCGATACTGTTGGTATACTGGGTGACCTTAGCAGGCATCTGGTGGATGTCAAGAAAACCTCTACTGCAAATAGAGGGTACCTCTTGAAGTGCTAATATAGAAAGTGTAATCTCAGCTTTCCTACAAAAATGCGATAGTTTAGGGTAACCTAGATTATCGCATTTTTTGCGTCTAGAGTATAAAATTGCATTTTTATATTGCTAGATGCTCTAAGTTTTAGTATTATATATAAGTTGATGTTTTGAAAAACATTGTCGGATGAAGGATCTGCGGCGACAACGCAGAGAGTAAAATTCGGGAAACAAGTATCAATGATATTTGATTGTGTGCATGGAAGGCAAAGGCCACGCCGATATAATGGTAAATAGCTCTGCCGCGTTCGGAGTTGAGTGAGTTCGATTCTCATAAAAATGCACACAATCAAGTATCATAACGCAGAGTGGAGCAGAAGCAGCTCGTCTGGCTCATACCCAGAAGGCCACAGGTGCAAGTCCTGTCTCTGCAACCAATTGAGGAGCGTTCGTCTAGCGGCCTAGGATCGCGGGCTTTCAATCCGTTAACAGGGGTTCGAATCCCCTACGCTCTACCAGTTTTGTATGTTTTTGATATAAAACATACCGTTCCTGCCCACGAAAGAAACTCACGGGCCGGCAGGGGCTTTTATGGGCTGTTAGCTCAGCGGCAGAGCAGCGTCTTTACACGGCGAATGTCGGCGGTTCAATCCCGTCACGGCCCACCATTTTTTTACCGGTTTCGGTATGCCCGGTCTACTATTGCAAGCCATATAAGGCACGATTCAGTTGCGTACGCTATATGACCCGAGAGTATGATGTAGATAAAACCGAGTATTTAGAACCTACTTAGGATGTGATAATGCTGTCAGTAACATCAGGGCCCCTAGCTCAATTGGCAGAGCAGCATCCTTTTAAGTTGTAGGTTGTCGGTTCGACTCCGACGGGGCCCTCCATATTTTTATGGTCCCATAGTTTAACGGTAGAACACCCGACTTATATTCGGCATTGTCTCCAGATTAGAGAGCAGTCCAGGTTCGAATCCTGGTGGGACTACCAATTGTAGCCGTATAGCTCAATTAGCAGAGCGCTCACCTGATTAGTGAGATGTTGTAGGTGCAACTCCTTCTACGGCTACCAATATTGCCCGCATGGCGGAATGGCAGACGCAACGGACTTAAAATCCGTAGCCTTTAGAGGCGTGCCAGTTCAAGTCTGGCTGCGGGCACCAAATTATCGGCATAGTGTAATGGTAGCACGACAGCCTCCAAATCTGTTTGTCAGGGTTCAAGTCCTTGTGCCGGTGCCATTTTTTAGTTGCAAGTTATCTCTAAACTTGATATTATTAATCATAAAGTTAAATGCCTTTGTAGCTCAATTGGATAGAGCAATCGGTTTCTACCCGAGCGGTTGTGGGTTCGACTCCTGCCAGAGGCGCCAGTTTCTAGTAGACGATGGATTGACACGATACGTAACGTCAGTCAATGAAGACTGCTAGAGGAGAGCCTGTTGAAGAGGCTATGTAAAATTTCTCAACAAATTCACACTCTGAGCTGTCGGTTGGTGAAGGTTTATAGAGATGACAGAACGTTCTAGTCTGTGTGGGGGATTGGAAAAGAGATCATGGCAAGATGCAACGCTCTTGTGCATAGCCCACACCAAATTTTAAAATGAAAAAACTAATCGCAACCATACTAACTATATGGCCTCTACAAACCTATGCTAACGACTGTGTTATCATAGGTTTTCGTGGTTTAAAAGGCCAATTTGATCAGGCAGCTTTTGAAGATTATGCTAAATTACGAGGATTGTATCCTATAACACTTTATCATGAAGACTTAGATATTGCTATGTCTATAGTCGAAGATGAAAAATGCTACTATCTTTACGGTTTCAGCAAAGGAGCTGAATCTGTAATGAAAGTAGTTAAAGCTGCTTACGATAAACTATATCCGTCTCCAATAGAAGTTATGACTATTGGAGCGTATAAAACCGCCAATGTAGATTTTAGACCGTACAATATACAGTTTAAAAACTATTTTGATGAAAGCGGCAAGGGACAACGTTCCCCTGGTATTCATGTTGCAGGAATACCACACAATAAAATGCAACAGTATGTTTTGAAAGAAGAAAGTGAGAAGAAATGAAAACCGTTGGAGATAAGCTAGAATCATTTAATATTAAAGGCGTTAAGCCAGGAGTATTAGAGGGTGAGGATGCTTTTGAGCATATTGATGAGACTAGTTTTCCGGGTAAGTGGAAAGTAATAGTATTTTATCCTAAAGACTTTACCTTTGTATGCCCTACTGAGATTGTAGCTTATGATAAGCTAAATAAGGATTTTGAAGACCGAGATACAGTTCTTCTTATCGGATCAACCGATAATGAGTTCTGCAAGCTAGCATGGAGAAACGCACATCCCGATCTAAAGAAGACTAATTCTTGGATGTTTGCCGATACTCTTCGAGAAGGATTTGTAGATCCTGTAGAAGATGTCGAGATTACAGGCCTAGCCTATCAGCTAGGAGTTCTTGATACTACCTCTGGTGTTGCACTCCGTGCAACTTTTATCGTAGATCCTAGCGATGTTATTCAGCACGTTTCGGTGAATAACCTAAACGTAGGACGTAGTGCTGATGAGACCCTACGTATTCTAGATGCACTCCTTACTGATCAACTATGCGAATGTAATCGCCCCGTCGGCGGTCCTACGCTATAAATGCAAGGCTTGAGGTTTAGTTAACCGAGCGGATCTCATAAGTCTGCCATTCTGGTGCGATTCCAGGTCAAGCCACCAATTAAATGCCAGCATTAAACAAATGCTGGCATTTTATATTTGCCCAACACTTAAGAAAGTTGTATTATATATTACATTTTGGCAGTTTGCTAAGCTAAACCTGCCTGATAGCCCTAGATTAAGAATGGAAGAGTGGGCTTCTTCATCTTATTTAAATATTTGATGAAAGGAACCACTATGTCAAACTACTGGGGATATCACCTACGTATTGATGCACGCGCTTGCGTCATCGAAAAAATCAAGAGCATTCCGTATGTTCTTCAATATAACGAATCACTACTTAAACTCATTGGCATGAAGTCAATGGGCACTCCTTGGATTGAAGATTGTGGTCCAAAGGATCGCCCTGATCTATGCGGTATCACACTACTTCAGCCAATCGAAACCTCAAGCATTACTGCCCATCTGTGCAATGAGTCAGGCGATGGATATCTAGATATCTTTTCTTGCAAGCCGTTCGACAATGAGGCTGTAGTCGCTCACTTCCGTGAGTGGTTTGAGCCACAGAACGCAAAGTGGGACTTTACCATTCGCCAGGCTTGCTAAGATGAGTTTTTCTCATCCTACAAACTACGTAGGCAAACACCTCTTAATTGAGGTGTTTGACTCTCCGGCTCTAACTAGAGAGAATGTGTTAAATGCAATGCTCATGGCCTGTAATGCGACAGGGGCAACTATTATCCATGTGCACGATCATCAGTTCTCTCCGCAAGGATGCAGCGGAGTAATTCTCTTAGCAGAAAGCCACGCTTCTTGGCACACGTTTCCAGAACTTAATTACGCTAGTATAGACATCTTTACTTGCGGTAATTGTGATCCTTGGAAAGCTATAGAGGTTTTGCGACGAGAGTTAGAAACTGATAATATACGAGTAAAAGAAGAATATAGAGGACTTGGAGTCTAATTAAACCGGGAGAAATCCCGGTTTTTTTATTATTGACTACTGGACCTTACTACGATAAGCTTTAACTATGCGCTGCGTAGTTTGTAACGGTCTTCATTTAAAATTTCCATATAACTGTGAACAACGTGCTAAAAAGTTAAAAATCTTAGACGAGTTCTACGATTATATATCTGCTTACAACTTACACAGCTCCAAAAAGGATATCTATGGCACTTCGATTTCAGGGAAAAAAGATGAAATCTCACTTGGATAAAATGTTATCTAAGTATAAAAGAGGCGAATCAGTCGGAGCTACAGCAGAGGCTAGATTAAAAGCCAGAGGTCTTATCTCTAGAGAAACTGGAGAAAAGAAAAAAGGAAAATTAGGTAAATCATGAAAAAGTTATTATTATCTACTGCATTTGTTCTTATTGCAACAACTGCATTTGCACAGACAAAATCATATGACTGGAAAGTTTTAAGAGTTGTAGATGGAGATACTTTAGAGATTGATGTAGCCTCTATGAGACTACCTCCTGAATTAGGACTTAAAGTAAGAGTTCTAGGAGTAGATACGCCAGAAAAAGGTGGAAGAGCCAAGTGCCCTTCTGAGGCTGCACTAGCTGTCAAAGCTACTGAGCACACCAAAAAACTAATAGAGACTGCAAAGGCTAATAATACCACTATTACTTTTAGCAAAGTTAAATGGGATAAATTTGGTGGAAGAATTAATGCCGATGTAATGGTTGGCGATGTAAACTTAGCTAAATCTTTAATTGCAGCTGGACTAGCTAGAGAGTATTATGGAGAGGAAAAAAAATCTTGGTGTGAATAATGTCTTATTTAAATCATAATATACCTACTATACCTTGTTATATTAGGAATGAATATCTGTTTAATCACCGTAAAGGTCACGGGGAGTATACTCCTTGCAATATGCACTCAGTAGCTTCTATTGAGAATAGAGTTCCTCTATTTGAAGCATTTTTAGAAAATGGAGTAAATTGGACTCGTAGACCTATAACAGCCTTTTGTTGGAAGCAAGATGCTCCAGTTAGAGCATTGAATGAGCATATATATTGGGATTGTTTTAGTCCTTATATAGATGTGCAAGTTAGAGCAAGACTAAATAGACTAAGAGCTAAACTTATATCCCCAACAGGAGATAAGAGAGAAGGTATATATTTGTTCACTCTCGATTGGTCTTTTGAAAATAGAGCAATATTAGATACTAACTTCTCTGAAACTCCAGAACATAAGTGCGGCCACCTATTCCAAATGGACGAGGGCAACTACTACATTTATCCTAATAATAGAATTATCTGGCATGACAATGCCTGGGTGAAAGATCCTATAACTAGTAATCCAGGTTATGAGATTGATCTTACAATATATTCTGTAGAAAATAAAGATAAGATGTATACAGACGATAGTTATATGACTGAGTTTGTTATGGATGATAGTTTTAATACTCTTAAAGATTGATGAATGTTGAATATAGTTACTATTGTTTGTGACCGTGATTTTGAAGTTTTTGAACTTCAACTAGAATCAATATCCAAATTTATAGATTCGTATGTTCATTGGATAATTATTAATGAATATACAGATTTTGAAAAGTGGAATGTTTTAATTGAGAAATATTATAAAGACAAAAATTCTGTAAAAGTTTTAAGTGTCAAAGATTTTGCAAAGGTAAATTCTTATAAGAATGGATGGTTTAGACATCAGGGAATTAAAATACTTGTTTCTCAGTTTATAGATGGTGATTACCTCCTTCTAGGTCCATTGAATTTTTTTATTAGAAATAGTAGCTATTCAAATTGGAAAAATACTATTGGCTCAGGTAATATTAGCCCTATACATGCACATGATATTTTTCCATCAAAAAAATGTGTAGATGATTACAGTAACTACTTTAAAAAAAAATCATTAGACTATTTTCTAACACCTCATACGCCTTTTTATGTTCAAAAAAAGTATCTAGATAAAATTGAAAACATAGAAGAAGCGATTGATGTTCTTCTTAATCAAGATAAACCTTGCGAATTTTTATTCTACTCATATCTTTTACCAGATAATTTTATTAATGAAATAGAACTAAAAGTACAATATAGAACATTTTGGAAAAAATTCTGGATTGATAAAAATTACAGGCTATTATATGAATTACTAAATACTTATACTACCAAATGTGAAATCAGTGTTTTTGGTTTTCATAGAGAGTTTTTAGCACTAATCAATAAAGAAGAAGAACTTTCAGACATTAATACCTTTTTAAAATATATAGGATTAACATCTGAAATTAATAAAAATACTCAATTGAAAATGTTGAAAAGATTGATAGACGATCTAAAGTATAGTAAACACCTAAGAGCTTTATACTCAGAATCTCGTATTCAGAATCGATTGCTAAGTTGTGCAAGAAATTATGTTAAGCATAGTAGCATCACATCCTTATCATGATGCTTCCATAGCTTATTTTAATACTAAAGTAGGCTATTTAAAATTTGAAAGGCTTTTACAAAATAAACATTTTGGATTTTATATTACTGGCAAGTCCGCTGTTGAATTTCAAATTCAAGATTTTATTGCTGTTTATTGTAAAAATAAATATAATGGTAACTTTTTAGATATTAGCTACTCAGAACATCAAAAGTATCAAGGGCATCATAGAAAGCATGCATATAGTGTAGAGATATTAGAAAAAGAAAAAATAGATGCTCATGTAGTAGTTGATGGATTAGGGGATAACGCTGATCTTTGGTGTAGCATTTTTAGAGATGATAAAATTATAAGCCAAATACTTACCTCTAATTCTGGCGTAAGTTTTGGCGACGGTTTGGGGATAATAGCAAATTATTTAGATATTGAAGGTCATGGCCTTGATCTTGCGGGTAAACTTATGGGTTGGCAAAGTTATGGTAGATTAAATTTGAAACATTATGAAAATCTTTTAAAGTACAACATGAACTATACTAGCACTGCAGTTAAAGGTATGCGTAAAGACAGACCTTGGAAATGGACAGTTGCATCTGACGATCATTTATATTTTGTTGATAGAACATTACCTCTGCAACAAAAATTAGATATTGCTCACACTATTCATTTTAGAATAGGCGAATTACTACTAGAATTTTTTGAAAAACATTTCAAACCGCATGAGAGAATAGGCTATTCAGGTGGAGTAGCACAAAATGTTGTTTGGAATACGTTGTTAAAGAAAAAATACCCCAATCTCATAATATATCCACATTGCAGCGATGAGGGATTAACTTTTGGAACACTTGAACTATTTAGACAATCAAAAAATTTACCTAAGTTTAATATGTCTAGATATCCATTCATGCAGTCTGATCAGTCTCCACATAGCCAACCTACTATTGATACCATATATCAAACAGCTAAATTTTTAAATGAAGGTAAAATTGTTGCATGGTATCAAGGACATGGTGAGATAGGTCCACGAGCATTAGGGCACAGATCTATACTAATGGACCCAAGAATTAAAAATGGAAAAGATATAATTAATAGGGTTAAAAATAGAGAGTACTACAGACCTTTTGGAGCTAGTGTTTTGCAAGAGTATGGCAAAGAATATTTTGATCTAGATTTTGAAAATCCGTATATGCTTTATCTAGGCACAACACAAAAAGATAATTTACAAGCTATAACTCATGTCGACGGAACTTGTCGCGCTCAAACTGTCAATGAATCGTTTGACTATGCTTTTAGAAAATTGTTAGAAGTTTTCCATGAACTATCGGGGTGCCCTTTATTATTAAACACAAGCCTTAACGAAGCAGGAAAACCTATAGCAGGCTGGATTGAGAATGCCATGAACTTATTTAAATCAACAGACATAGATGTGTTGGTAGTAGGCAATACAATTTACAAAAAACAAAATGTTTAGCTTAACTCCCATCGCTAGAGATTATATTAGGTATCTATGCAAAGAAAACAATAAGCAGGCGGTTAAATTAGAAGTCAAGGGCGGAGGATGTTCTGGTTTTGTGTATAACTATGAATTTGTAGATAGTGCAGAACCTGATGACTTTGAGATAGATCTTTTAACTTGTAAGTTTTTTGTAGACAGTATGAGTTTACTATATGTAGCTGGGACAGAGTTAGATTACGAACAGACTATTGGAAGCAGCGGTTTGAAACTTAAAAACCCGAATCAAAAAGCTGGATGTGGGTGTGGGAAGTCTTTTAGTATTTAGTTTTAACTTGCTAAATTACTCTGTATGTGAGATAATGTGTCTATGCTAAAGATAGTTTGTGAAGATAAAGCTCGTCAGTATATCAAAGATATTGAGGATTGGACTATTTCTCAGGGCGGAGTCTGGAAAGGATTTAAACTGACTAAGGTTGAATTTGATTGGTCTCCACATCGAGTTACTTCTCGAGGCGGAATGTATTCTTCTGGCCCTGGTATTAATATCGCTATGCAGCGATACGGCAGTAGTTACTCATCTGTAAAAGCATATAGAGTTCATGAGTATAAGTCATTTGATAAAGATCCTGATATCGGTGGATTTTTTACAGATAACAAGATGGACGGTCTAAAGATGATTCTGTGTCACGAGATAGCCCATGCTAGTCAGTTCTATCTGTATAAGGTTAATTACTTTAGGGACACTCCTCATGGTGAGATTTTTAAAACCATTTATAGAAAGATACGCAAGCAATTTCTTAACTCTACTCTGCCAGATCAAGAGCCTCTCAGGGAAGAGTTTTGCAAGCAGGCCACTGATTTTACCAAGTTAGCAATGAGCGAACTATGATAAGAGAAGCTACCCTAAAAAATAGAATTACTGAATTAGCAATTGCTATTCGCGATAGCCAACAGTCCTTAGAAAATGTAGTAGGAGAGATAGAATTTCTCGAAAAACAAATAGGGCAGCTTAGATATCAGATAAAGTATGCTTATTGTTTAGAAGATGGAAGCTATATAGATCTAGAGACTCTTTGCAAAGAGCATGATAAACTTAGGTCTATTCTAAACTCTTTAGGTAATAGTTATGTCGGCTGAAGACAGAGTTAGATTGATGCACCAAGCATGGAGACAGCTAGACTACGATCTCGTGCAAGGCAGACCTGATTTTTTGGAAATGGTCATGCGAGAATTTAATATAACTAAACAAGAAGCAATAATTTTGCTAGAAGAAATGGATAGATATCCTAGTTAAAATCTCAATTTGTAATATTCCTGTAATAATTTTATGCTATAATACATTATCTTAAGAAGGAGATTACATTGAAATTACTAATCACAGCTACTACAATTTTATTAATTAGTACTACGGCATATGCACAAAACGCAAGAGATCAAATTCGTGCTGTTGGATCATCGACAGTTTTTCCATTTACTACAACGGTTGCTGAAAATTTCAGTCGAACATCAGGTCTGAAGGCGCCTATTGTAGAATCTACTGGAACGGGTGGTGGATTTCGTCTGTTTTGTGCAGGTATAGGAACACAACACCCAGACATTTCAAATGCGTCTCGTCCGATCACAAAATCAGAAATTGAACTTTGCGCCAAAAATGGTGTAACGAGCATTACTGAAGTAATGATTGGATATGATGGCATCGTATTTGCGGTTCGCAAGGATGTAAAGCCTTTTAGTTTGACACGCGAACACGTTTGGCTTGCTTTGGCTCGTCAGGTGCCAAAGGACGGTAAGCTTGTAAATAATTTCTACCAGAAATGGAATGAGATTGATCCTAAACTACCAAACGCTCCAATTGAAGTCATGGGTCCTCCTCCAACTTCTGGGACGCGCGATGCATTTGTTGAAATGGTAATGGATCATGGCTGCAAGAGTTTCGATGAAATCAAGTCTCTGCAGGATGCAAGACAGAAGCAAGCTGCCTGCTCTTCAATTCGTGAAGATGGCAAATTCATTGAGGCGGGTGAAAATGATAATCTAATTGTTCAGAGACTGGTTTCTAACAAGAACAATCTAATTATTGGAGTCTTTGGATACTCGTTCTTGGAAGAAAACGTAGACAAGCTTATTGGATTAAAGATTGATGAGGTAGAGCCAGAGTTTGAAAATATCTCTACACAGAAATATCCAGTCGCTCGTTCCTTGTTTGTCTATGTCAAGAATGCTCATGCTGAAGTTATTCCTGGCATTAGAGATTTCATAGCTGAGTATGTTTCAGATCGTTCCATGGCTGAGAATGGATACCTTGAAAAAAAGGGTCTAGTGCCATTGACGAAAACACAGAGAGAACTTGTGCGTAAAAATGCTCTTACACTAACACCAATGAAGTAAAAATTAATTACCACTTGATACAACAGCTAGCTATTTTTTAATAGCTAGCTGTTTATTTTTTTGATATCATTATTATATGAAAACTGAATTTATACTTGTTGAAACAATATCTCAACATCGCATGAGATATCTAGTAGAAGTACCAGAAGGTAAAACTTCTTGGGCAGAAGATACTGTAACTATGGAACAAGCAAAAGAATTTTCTCAAAAACACTTAGGAGATGTTATAACATCTTCTAGGGTTATCTCTAAAAAAGATGCTATTAAGCTCTTTAAGGAAGATAATGATTATCTAAAGAATTGGAACGATGAACAAGTAATGAGAAGTGGTTTTACTACTATAGAAGAGCTACCATGAACCCTAGAATTAATTTTAACTATTCAGACGATGACGACAACGAAATCACCTTATCTTTTAGATCTCCTAATCTTGGTTACATGGTAGATAAGTTTAACGACTTCCTTAAAGCCATAGGTCACTCAGAAGAAGTTGGTGTTGTTAGCACTAAACCTTACGATGTGACTGTAAGTGATTATTCATACGAAAAATTTAAGTAATCTTTTTGATGATTAGTCTTAAATATACTATAATATATTTATGATTGCATATTGCGAAGATTGTGGAGATGAATATCCCGAGGGCAGATTTGCTCTCGGGATAACTATTTGTCTTAGTTGCGGAGAACATCAAGCTCGCTTAAAAGCGCAAGCTCGTAGTAAACAGATTATGCCTATGCATAAGTCTAATTATGTATATCTTGGCAGTGATATAAGCCTACACCGCCAAAAGGCAAGAGAAATGGCTAATAAAGTGATTGGAATCTAATGACCGAAGAAACAGTTATTCAACTAAAAAAGTTCCCTAAAGAATATTACGCATCTACGCAGGATCTAAAAAATCCTAAATGGAGACGTTTTCGTCCTTGGCCCGCTAAGAAAATTAATGGCTATGAGATGAAAGCCGGTGTAGTAGCAGTCCGGCACAATTAAACAATAAATTTGCTATCTACCCAAAAGTTTCGTATAATGTATACATGATGAAGATTGCAGATACAATTAAGAATATGAAGCAGCTCCGTAAGTTTGATAGCCTCGCCGAGGCTCAGCTGTTTCTCGATAAGGTCTACGCTCTAGAGGAGTCTCGACCCGTCCATTACAAGTGCACCCTGGTGCGTCACCGCCCTCAGTTCCAGCACTGATCTACGTTCTATCTAGATACTAGCCCTTAAGCCCAAAGTCGTAATTCTAGAAGACATTCGAACCGATACGTGAGGTTCAGCAATACAGTTGAACGATCGCATACCCACCCACCTCCACCTCCACCGCGGTATGCGCGGATCTAGCGCCTAGTCTGAGCCGGCCTATTCTACTCAGAATCGTTCTAATATAAAGGGCCCTTAGCTCAACGGGAGAGCATCGCCTTTGCACGGCGGGGGTTAAGAGTTCAAATCTCTTAGGGTCCACCAATATACACACTGTCGTCTAACCATAGGACGTCGAGCCTTTAACTCGAAAATGCGTGTTGGAGTCACGCTTGTGTGTATACCGACTGACTAACCTTATTTTTCATTATTGAGACCAACATAGTGTTGGGCTGTATTTTCCAGAAAGAAGGTTTTTCAGTCAATAGTCAGATACTTGTCGCGACAAGTCGAAATACTGACAGTGCTAGCTAAGACGTGATAGCTAGCTATATTGACCTTTCGTCTAATGGTAGGACATCCGGCTCTGAACCGGCTAGTTGTGGTTCGAGTCCATAAAGGTCAACCAGTTTATTGGGGAATCGTCTAGCGGTAGGACGGCGGTCTTTGGTACCGTCTACGGTGGTTCGAATCCATCTTCCCCAGCCAATACTTTTAAATATGTAGTAGGTATCTTACTACATATTTAAGCGTATTACGCGGAGTTGGCATATAGGTTGTGCTCCAGCCTTCCAAGCTGGCTAAACGAGTTCGAATCTCGTACTCCGCTCCAATTATGTTAGAATGCATTATTCTAGGCGATAGTATTGCCAAAGGGATAAGTATGGCTTATCCTGAATGTAAAAATTATAGTGTTGTTGGTATTAGTAGTTCTAACTGGAGTAAAACCTTCGGTCATGTAGATCTAAAAGCTGCTACTGTAGTAGTTAGCCTAGGAACAAATGATAAAGGGTTAACTCTACAAGAACAGTTATTGCAAATTCTATCTGTACGAGATAAGATTAAATCTTCAAATATTATTTGGATTAATCCTCCTTGTAATGATATATTCTGTAATAAGGAAGCTAACTATGTTGTGCAATCTTTGTCAACAATGTTTAGTGATACACTAATTGAGACAGTTAAATTAGGTAAGGACGGTATTCATCCTACTGCGGATGGATATAAGGAAATGGCTGCGCTTATTAAAGCAAAGTCTAAACCTCAAACAGTTCTTCCTATGTGGCCATCAGATAGGTGGGGGCAGACTACTTTAGGTCCTCCTACTTCTCTTTTACCACAAAATTAATGCGGACGTAGCTCAGCGGTAGAGTTGCACGTTGCCAACGTGTATGTCGTGGGTTCGATCCCCATCGTCCGCTCCATTTATATTCCCCTGTAGCACAGCGGTAGTTGCATCTGACTGTTAATCAGAATGTCGTTCGTTCGAATCGAACCGGGGGAGCCAATTTAAATACGTCTCTCTGGCAGAGTGGCTATGCGACCGTCTCTAAAACGGAGTAGAGGGGTTCAAATCCCCTGAGAGGCACCAAATTTGAGGAAACATGTTTAAGCAGACAGCCTAGGCCAGAGGGCCTCCTAATCTTCTCTTTTCCAACTATAAACTATAAAAAAGAGGAGATTCTATGAGTATAGAACTAAAAATTAAAGCTAAGCATCTTGCGTTTGAGCCTAGCATTATTAAACGAGAAGAGCGCAAGCTTAAAAAACAGATCGACCACTATAAGGTCTATCATCAAATAACTGAAGACCTTCATTCCGATACAGTATATAAAAAACATCGTGAACTATATGGTCTGCATATTAAACGATTAGGGTTGATAACCCATCGTAGATGGGATGTCAGAAATGAATCTCGCGCAACGGAATTAGCGAGAGCTTATATTGCCGGTAAACCTTATTCTCTAGTCGAAAAAAGTCGCAAAGAGGAGATGTTATTCAGACATACCATCGCCCCTAGAGTTCATAAACTAGTAACAAAATATGGTTTATACTCGACGACCTTAGATCAAATACTTAACTGGTCTAACTTAGATAAAAAATAAGTTGCTATATGGTTAAGCTTTTGATAAAATGTAAATAACATGGAGGCTATTCCCTACACCCGTCTGTAAAACGGGCGTCCTTAAACAGTAGGGGTAGTCCGGACAACTTGTGCAAGTCGAGTAGCCTCCACCAAAACGGCCCTGTCATCTAGTAGTTAGGATAACGCCCTCTCAAGGCGTCAACGCCGGTGCAAATCCGGTCAGGGCTTCCAAATCAGGAGAAAGAAAAAATAAATGAATAAGTATGTAATCGCGCTTGTAGCTTCTCTAGCTGCAAGTTCTGCCCTAGCTGGTGACGTATATGTTGCTGGTAATCTAGGAACTCAGGTAGAGGGAGCTAGGGAAAATACCCTAGGCCTAGCTGTTGGAACAGATCTAAATAAGAATCTTCGTGTAGAGGGTGCTTATGAGTATCGTGTCGACAGCAAGGTGCATAACCTTTACGGTCATGTAATGCCTCAGGCTACTATTCCTACAACTGGGATTACTCCCTATGTTCTAGTAGGTCTAGGGGCTGATCTAGAGTCTCTAGATAGTAAGCCTCTCTATGTCCTAGGAGCTGGAGTTCGTACCGAACTAACTAAGACTCTAGACCTAGATCTACGTTATCGTAGGGTCAACTCCGTTGATAACAACGATCTTAGAGAGAGCGTTACCGCTGGTATTGCTCTAAAGTTCTGAGATAATTCTCAGTCCATACTAAGGGGACGAGAGTAATCTCGTCCCTTTTTTATGTCCCGATGGCGAAAAGGTAAACGCGACGTTCTCAAAAATCGTTTTCTGTCAGTTCGAGTCTGACTCGGGACACCAAGGCCTTATAGTTTAGTGGTAAAATCCCTGTCTGTCTAACAGGTGTCGAGAGTTCAATTCTCTCTAAGGTCGCCATTTGTTTTTATATAGTTCTTGCTTATTATACCTAAAAAAGATATAATATAAAAATGTTCAACAGTAAAGTCAGGCTTGTAAAAGCTGATCGAAATTATTTCAAAGGTAACTACCCTTTTAAGATAGGTTACCAGCACGCATATCTAGGTCTCCCGTGGGCTAAAGGATATGACCTCTTAGATTTTTCTAGTCAGATGCAGTATGAAATGGGTAGACTAGTCGCAACAGCCTTGAAAGCTAAGCGCCTAGCCCCAGTTTGGAAAGCTGACGTCGAGTGTCCCAGGGATCTACCTAGACTATATCGTGAACATTGCCACGAGGTAATTCCCTTGAGGAAGAAAGTCTCAGCCGAAAGGTGAGACAAAGGAGTAATAATGTATAAGTATATAACCAGAGTAGCAAAGGCTATCTGGGCAACACTAGTAAAGGTTAACGCAGCCTTTACAGAAGCTAAAATGGCCCGCGCAGAGTGGGAAGTATCTCAGCATCTTCGTATGCAGGGATATAAAAACCTAAGTGAGTATCAGAAAGAGAAGCTAAGGTATTACCAACGTGCAAATTTTTAAAGATATCAAGGTAGAAGGCAACAAAGGACAAGTTGTTCACATTGACGACAGTTATGCTCAAGTCAAGGTAGACAGCCAAATCTTTTGGATCAGCCGAGAAGATCTTGATAAGCTCATGTCTAGAGAGGATGAAGAGTCTGGTAGCTAACGCTGCCGGACTCTACGCGTTAGAGGGAAAAATGAATACAATTACACAAACCGTAGATGAGGGTCTTAGGTCATATCTCATCGGCGTCTACAACAAGATGACCACTGCGCTCCTAGTTACAGCGCTAACCGCCTGGGTAGCCGCTCCTTGGGTAGCCACACTAGGTAGTTTTAATATCGTCTTAGCTTTCCTACCCCTAGCATTCGTCTTAGCCTTAAATTTCATGGATAGGATGTCTGAGACAGTTGCACACCTAGTATTCTATCTCTATGCAACCGCTACGGGTTTAAGCCTAAGTTCAATCTTCTTAATCTTCACCCTAGGCAGCATAGTTCAAGTGCTCTTAATCTCTACTAGCGTTTTCGCAGCAGCAAGCCTCTATGGATACTCTACTAAGAGGGACTTAACCTCTCTAGGAGGGTTTCTCTTTATAGGCCTAATCGGTATCGTAGTGGCATCCGTAGTCAACCTGTTCCTAGGTTCTTCTATGCTTAGCTGGATCGTCTCTGTACTAGCAGTCCTAATCTTCACAGGTCTTACTGCCTATGATACTCAAAGATTATCAGAAGAATACTACTCAAGTGGATTAGTCTATGGATTCAGTTCTCAGGCTCGTAGCAGCATCTTCGGGGCTCTTACGCTCTACCTAGACTTTATCAATATATTCATCCATCTCTTACAACTCCTGGGTCAGCGGCGTGAAGATTAATCCAGTATTTCGTACTGCATTATATCGCTACCCACGTAGGAAGGCTCTAGTCTACATTAAGAATTTTGTAGACTGGGGCCTTTTACTATGAGATAATAGCCTATGATCAAAATTAACCTAAAAGATATCGCTAAGAGACTGCCTCATGTCTATGATTGGCAGCATTCTCTTCTTAAGAAGCTTCCTGTATTTCTTTTTGTCGGTAATTTCTGTGTAGCCGGTGGAGCCGTTCGCTCTCTCCTAGAAGGTAAGAAGGATATTGATGGAGACATTGATATCTATACTTTTTCCCAACAGGATAAGACGGAGCTAGCAACTGCTCTTATCAGTTCAGGTTTTAAAGAAGTTGCCCACACTGAGTGGAGTCGCACCTTTAACGGTAATGGTATAGATGTCCAAATAATGGAACAGATATACGTCGACGAAAATGATGTTATCCAGAGTTTCGATTTCACGGTAACTCAGGGTGCTTACACTCCTGACAAAGACGAGTTCACCTTTGGGTTTTGGACCGTCTCAGATGTCTACACTAAGACCTTAACTATTAACAAGCTCAAGCATTCTGATAAGATCCTAGGCCGTCTTGTTAAATACTGCAACTATGGCTATGAACCTACGCATAATACGCTAACTCAAATCCACGAATTTATTCGTCTTAGCCCCTCTACTAAGGTAAGCCCTTATTACCGCAGGGGCCGTAAGTATCTTTACTAATATGGAAACCATGACAGCCTGGAATAGGAATATTCCATTTTTTGAACACGAAATCGCTCCTCTCTGTAAGTCTCCTATCTCTATCCTAGAGGTGGGATCTTATCAGGGTATGAGCACTCGTTGGATGCTAGAACACCTCCGGCCACAGGATATGACCTGTATTGATCTTTGGAGAGAGACTGCACAGCATGAAGGTGCAGACTTCAAGAGTGTAGAAGCACAGTTTGATCGGAATGTAGAGCCATACCAACACAAGGTTACGAAGCTCAAAGGAGATAGCTGGAGCCAACTCTTGCATCTCAATCAGATTAAACGGCAGTTTGATCTCATCTACATTGATGGAGATCACTCAGCTCAAGGTGTTCTCCGAGACCTAGTACTCTCCTGGCCTCTACTACTTAAATGTGGGGTTATGATTTGTGATGACTATGTCTGGAAAGAGAATACGGAGGCTTGGCGCTTAGGCTTTCGAGATTTTCACTCTCCCTTAGAGACGCCCAAGATGGCGATAGATGCGTTCACTCTCATCTACTCCGATCAGATGCGTCATTGGATGAGCTACTACCAGTATGGAACGGTAGCTTTTATGAAAATCTCAGACTAGACTCTAGACCTAAATTGTGCTATAAATATATGTGATAGATTGCACAGACGCAGTTAACGTATCTCCCATATTGATCCATATGGAACAATATAGAGAATAACCTATATACTAATAGGTTGTTGCTTTGTGAGGGATATCGGATATATCAAATAGATCTTTATACCTATTAATAGGTCAGAACTCGTTTATAGATTTGACCGTAAAATGACGTCGCTGGATGCCGCGGAGCGGCACCACGAAAGTAACGCTGCCACGGAGTGGCACCACGAAAGTAACGCTTATTTCCATAAAAAAATAACAAGTTAATTAAATTTAATGCTTGCTGTCTAGTTCTGAGTTTAGTATAATCTATAAATAATAAGGCTTATTACATTCGATAAGCCTTTAATTTTTTGTGAGGATGTAATGATTGAAACCTTAAAAATAGCAATCATTGCTTCTTATTTAGCCTTACCTTTCGTAAGCAAGGATATTACTGCTAAAGACATTCGTTGTATGGCAGATAATATGTATTACGAATCTCGAGGAGAACCTGCAGAAGGTATCTTTCGTGTAGGCCTGGTCACATACAATCGAATGTTGAAAGCAGACAAATCAGCATGTGAGATAGTATATCAAAAGATAGACGGGAAACCGCAGTTCTCTTGGACCGCTAAGAAGCAACGAAGTGCAGGAAAGCTTGACCGCATGGAATATGAATTCTGTGTAGCCATAGCAGGACTAATTCTATCTGGAGATGCTAATGACATTTCTCAAGGTGCTACCCACTTTGACAATGTTACTCCAAAACGTGCAAGAGCTTGGTTCAAACACGCTCTTAAAACTGGACGTATAGAATATATAGAAACTATTGGCGGACACAGTTTTTATCGTCAAACACACTAAAGGCAGGATCTCTCCTGCCTTTTTTCTTAGGATTAATTATATGCAAAAAATATTAATAATGGGACTCCCTGGTTCTGGTAAAACTACTTTAGCTAAAGAGCTTGTAGATATACTATCGAAATACGGTGTCACTTGGCTAAATGCAGACGAGGTTAGAAAGAACTCTAACGACTGGGACTTCTCTACTGCTGGTAGAATACGACAAGCCCAGAGAATGAGCTATTTAGCTAGAGATTTTAAGACTACATATGTGATAGCAGATTTTGTCTGCCCTCTCTCAGCAATGAGAGAGATATACAGTCCAGACTGGGTCATATGGATGGATACTATAGAGAGTGGTAGATTTGAAGATACTAATGCTATATTTGAAAAACCCAGCAGAGGTTACTATGATTTTAGAATATCAGAGTTTGATGCTAAAAAATGGGCACCTCTCTTGGCCGAACAGATCTTAAAAAACGATAAGCCTACATTTGATTGGAAGAAACCTACTGTTCAAATGTTAGGTCGCTGGCAGCCCTGGCATCAAGGTCACCGCGCTCTTTTTGAGAGAGCCATAGCAAAAACTGGACAGGTTGCTATTATGGTGAGAGACTGTCATGATGATAAAAATCCTTTCTTGCTCAAGGAAGTTACCGAACGGATTTATAAAGATCTAGATAGCCTATATAATAATAGGTATATCGTCTATCCTGTCCCCAATATTGTTAACATCACTTATGGTAGAGATGTTGGATATAAGATAGAACAAGAACATTTTGATGAGAGTATTACTAGTATTAGTGCTACTAAAATCAGAAAGGAAATGGGTTTGTGATAGATATCAAAGTTGATCGTTTTCCTATCGTAATATTGGCTAATTTTAGAACAGGGTCTTCTGCTTTGGCAGATCATCTAGGAAATAAATATTCAATACCTGTGTTTTCAGAACCTTTTACTAACTCTACAATAGGCAGCATAAATAGCTTTAAATTACATTTTATGAAAACTTATAAAAATAGCTCTAACTATGTAGTTAAATTTATGGGTATTCAAATAAATGATCTTAATCCGTATGAAAAATTATTAGACATGGATAGCTATAGAATAAGATTAAGTAGGAGAGATAAGGTAGCACAAATTTCTAGTTTATATATAGCTCAAAAAAGATCAAAATTTTTTAAATATATAGGAGATACTACTGAAAAATATTATCTACCTATAGATCGAGTAGTTTTACTAGATGCTTTAACCGCAATAATGAGAAATGATTTCTATCTTAGAAAATTGCCATATTCATATTCACTAGACCTTGAGTATGAAGATCTTGGATTTATAGAAGATACTAAACACGTATTATCTGATAATCCAGAAAATATTGAAGAAATTCGTGAAGAGATAAGAAAGATATTAAGATGGAAAGATATATTCAACATTTGAGTATTTTACTAAATAGTACATTTGTTGATGAAATCTTTGCAATTGTATATGGGTTTTATATTTTTTTCAAGACTCTATACAAGATAAATAGAAATATGTCTAGTAATCAAGACTAATCCCTAGTATAATAAAAGAATGTCAACTTATCTGATTAAAGAAATTCAGAACAACCGTTTTCAAATTGCCAACTTTGAAGATAGTGCGGCCCCTGAGGGAGTCTATGAGATTCTCTATACTAAGAGCCGAGACTATCTGAGTTGCAATTGTCGCGGCTTCAGGATGCAGAAAGACAAGTCGGAACATAAGCATTGCAAGATGGTTAGGTTTTGGATGAGTCATGGCAGTCCTGAGGGTTCTGCTATCTGGGAAGATGGCGGTGAGTTCAAGATGAATAAGTTTGTAGAGGTTTAAGATGAAAGTATTAGTATTAATTTTTATAGTATTAGCTATTGTAGCTGGGCCGCTACTTCTAATCTGGTCCCTCAATACCCTATTTACTCTGGGTATTGAGTATAGTATAACTACTTGGGCGGCTGCTCTTGTATTAGGCGGAGTAGTTTCTGCGAAAAGCAGTAAGTAATGTCTAAAGATTTTTTACTAGAACTCATAGATCATGACACTTGGCAGGTCACTTTCTATGAAAATGGAGAAGAGATTTCCAAGTCTCTATTCGCTTCTCAGGAAGAAGCAACCATAGCTGGTCAGGCATTCCTTAATGACTATGATAATTTCCTACCTTGGGATGAATGACTAGAGTAGTTAATATCCGAACCGATGTCTATGATGTCAAGATAGATAGATCCACCCGTTGGGGTAATCCTTACCCTATAGGTCATCTATCCAGACGTCAGGTTATCTCTAAATATAGAGAGTATCTTGAACAAGAGATACGAGAAGGTAGAGTAACTAGAGAGGACTTACTATCACTTAAAGGTCTTAGACTGGGTTGTTGGTGTAAACCTCTTTCCTGTCACGGAGATATTTTAGTAGAGTTTATAGAACAAGCTGGAGAAATAACATGAATTGGCAACCGATTGAAACCGCTCCACGGGATGGGACAGACATCCTGCTTTGCTGGGCAATCGACGCTGATGGCCGTCCGATCGACTGGACCGAAAATATGCAGACTGCTGGGGTTTTCGTTCAGGTCGCGTCATGGAGCGAATCCGCTCTCTGGTGGACGCTCTACGCCGACGATGTCATGGACCTAGTTATGCATTTCAACCCGACCCATTGGATGCCGCTGCCGCCACCTCCATGCAAGGAAGCCAAGCCATGAGTGATCCTATATACGAGATATTGGATCATCTTCGTAAAGAAGTGCAAAGTCTGCGCGTTGAAAATGATCGCTTGCGGAGATCAAGAAACGACGAAATAGCTGCGGCTGGTGAGCTACGCAAGGAGATCTCTCGCCTCCAAACTCAAGTCCGTGAACTGAAAAAGGGCGCTATTGCCGCAGATCCGTTCGCCGCACCCGACTGGGTAGGCCCTTGACAATTCTCTGAAATCCGTTACACTAAAAGATGTTGCAGACAGGCACGCCTTTTACGGAGAGTTTCGAGATTGGTAGAAAGCTAAACTATGGGTACTATAAAGACAACTCACTTTCATTTTGACCTTGCCTCCTAGTCTGGATTATAGTAATATGTATCTATGATGAATGAGAGGAAACAGATGACACAGAAGCAGATCAACTACACTAAGGAACAGACTGAGCGTCTAATTGCACTCTACCAAGAGCGCGGTAACGACAGTCTCGAGGAAATTGCCCAGGAGATGGGTAAGACGCTAAAGAGCGTCAGGGCGAAGCTAGTTCGCGAGGGAGTTTACCTAGCTCCTGATAAGAGCAAGAAGAACGACGAGGATGGCCCTTCTAAGAAGGAGCTAGTTCTAGAGCTAAGCAAGCTCACTGGTAAGGAACTTACTGGTATCGAGGGTGCTACAAAGGGCTCTCTTGCTGAACTCATCGAGGCTTTCCAGACTCGATGATTGTAGCCGGGACAGGACATCGGCCCGATAAACTAGGCGGATACGGGGACGATGTCTATCAGAAGCTAGTCAGTCTCGCCACTGATTGGCTCTCTGATAACCTACCTACAAAGGTAATATCTGGTATGGCGATCGGTTGGGATCAGGCTCTTGCTCAAGCAGCTATTGATCTTCAGATACCGCTAGTCGCGGCTATTCCCTTCAAAGGCCAGGAAGACCTCTGGCCTGAGAAGAGCCGTATTAGATATAAAGAGATTATGACTAAAACCTCCACCGTAAAGACTGTATGTAGTGGCGCATATGCAGGCTGGAAGATGCAGACCAGAAACGAGTGGATGGTGGACCAGTGCGACATGGTCCTAGCATTATGGGACGGAACTTCCGGCGGCACCGGAAATTGCGTTAGATATGCTAAGAAAACAAACAAACCGCTGATAAACCTCTGGGAACAGTGGTCTAAATAAAACAGTCAATCTACACCTATTAAAGGAGTTTTGCGTTTGCAAAACTCCTTTTTTTATGCGATAATGTAACTATGAATATAAATGTATTACTTTGGCTAATCTTAAATAGGAAATAAAATGAGTATACTACGTGACCATGTTGCAAATCTCGAAAGAGATATTGTTCTTCAAATTATTCGTGACTACGAACAGTTTGAACGTGACGGTGCTATTGGAGATTGTCATCTCCGCAGTATCGCACACGATCTTATAGAATCTATTACCAAATCAACTGACACCGGCAGCATTGTTTGTTGGATGGAAAGACTCGCATTTGAGGCTTACCGTCGGATTGCTATGGAGGTTATTAGTGAAAAAGATTGACGTAGCTATTTCTCAAAACTTGACTAGTTTTGAGATTTCAAAAGAGGAACTAGAGCAAGAGCTGGAACACTATACAAATATGTATGTGTTTTTCAAGGATCTATGTTTCAATATTCTTGAAGAGAAGATGAACCACGAGCAGCTAGCGCAGATTCTTTATGGATTTGATAGAGGGCATGATGCGTGAGCGTTTTTCAGCCTTGGTTGACAAGGCGCAGGAGCTGTCGTATAAAGAGTACGAGAAGCGACTAACTGGCTATTCGCGCGAAGATTTATTCAATCAAATCTTTGCCGAATTGATTGTCAGGGAATGTGCCGATATTTGCGAAATGGAAGGTGAATCATACAAATACTCCTTTACCCCTGCTAAGGCACGATTGGCTGAATCTACAAGCAAGTATTGTGCTACCATGATCAAAAAATATTTTGGAGTTGAGTGATGAGTCTACGAATTAAAGAATTTTATGAGCTAAGTCTCGTTAAAGAGCCTACAGAGTGGAGTGGCGACCATCTTGTGACTTACTTTGATCCTGAGAAGTTCGCCAAGCTAATCTTAACGGAATGTATCTCTGAGATTGCTATGATTGGTGTAACAAACTCTGAAAATGAGGACATCGCATGGACTGTTAGTGTTGCCGTCCAAAACATTAAGAATAGGTTTGGTGTTGAATAATGAATAAGCAGCGACTAATTGAATTGCTAACTGAGCAGGCATTTGATATCTATGACTATCATAGAAGGAATCCAGAAGATGGAATGGGTCCTTCATTAGAAACAATAATAAACGAAGCAATTTTATGTTTACTTAAAGATGCTGAAACTTGGGGGTATAATGATATGGATGGACTTAAACAAGCGTTGACCGACATCAAAGAAATTGTAGAAGGCAATCTTCGTAAAGGATAAAGTAAATGACTGACAATCCCATTGCCATTCTTAGTTCAGCTTTAGCTGCTGCTCTGTATCGCGACTTGCCCGATATTGAATACCTAAATCGTGATTGGGATGCCTGGAAAAAGCTGTCACAAAAAGAAAAAGAAGATGCAATAAAAACTAGAACCGAACCAATGGTGGCTTCTAAAACTAAAAGAAGACCCATTGAAGATGAGGTTAAAGTTCATATGTTTCCTCAAAGCTGGGGTAGCACTGCTCTAGGCTATGGTGGTATGGGTGGAGCAAAAACAACCACCACACATACAGTCATTATTGAACATCGTGGTTGGTGTTGTGTTTATTTTGGTTCATCTAGGCTGGCCTATGCATTAAATCAATACGATCTTAGTGCGCGAGGAGTGGAAAATTTTCAAAATGATATTCGCAATTGCACAATGGCTTCTGTCAATGAATATGAAGCAAGGTATAAGATATAAGTCAAATGAGATACTTTTCATATAACGAATACGATCCAGATCATCCTGATGGTGGATATGTAGTCACCGTTTCAGAAGAAGATATTCGTAGAGATTATTATGAATATTGGTATGGAGAAATGTGTGAGAAGTTTGGTAAAGAACACGTAGATGCCACTTATTCTTCTGATGATTGCATACAGGATTGGATCGTTATACATTGGGCATGGGAAGTGAAACAAGATGAATGAGCGTTTTTCAGCCTTGGTTGACAAGGCGCAGGAGCTGTCGTATAAAGAGTACGAGAAGCGACTAACTGGCTATTCGCGCGAAGATTTGTTCAATCAAATCTTTGCTGAGTTGATTGTCAGGGAATGTGTTGACAAGATCGAAACATATCGCATTCCTGTAGGCAATAGTGCTGTGGGCGAGATGGCAGCCGAATGGACGCACGATGCATTGTGGCAAATTAGAGACGATATCAAACAGCATTTTGGAGTTGAGTGATGAACAAGATGAATGAGCTAATTACAGAACTTGCCGAACATGCAAATTATTTGGCCACAGAAAAAGAATTTCCCTATGATGAAGATTGGTTTTATCTATACAATCGAATTTATGCTGAGTTGATTGTGAAAGAATGTGTAAAAGTTTGTTTGGATCAGCGTAATCCGGGCAATCTAAACTATAAGCCCAGCGAAATGTTTGCAGATGCGCTGAAACTTCATTTTGGAATGAGCGATGAACGAAAGAATTAAAGAGCTTTCAGATAGTATTACGGAATACTTATCCAATGGAGGATTGTTTAATCCAGAATTTGCCAATCATCTTGCTGTGAGAGATCTGTTGATAGAATGTAGAGAGGTATTAAATGAACGAAAGAATTAAACAACTTGCTGAACAGGCTGGGGCAGGTTGGGACCACAAATACCATTGGTATGTGGGTTCTGAAACAATGCAAAAGTTTGCCGAGTTGATTGTGAAAGAATGTGTTGGTGTTGCGGATCA